GACAGCGTTCGGGACAGCGTTGGGGACAGCGTTTGGGCCAGCGTTGGGGCCAGCGTTTGGGACAGCGTTCGGGACAGCGTATACGGGCAACACGATGCGAACTGGATTGGGTTCTATGCTTTTTTTCGAGAGGTTTGCGCACTCGAAAACGAGACCAAAAAACTGAAAGGATTGACGGCTGTAACCGAGTCGGCTGGATGGTTTTTACCTCACGATAAGTTATGCTGGATTAGTGATCGGACAAGTTGCGTAAAACAAGACACACGCAATCGCATCCACTGTGAGAACGGTCCTGCCGTCGCTTACCCGGATGGGTGGGAGATTTACGCTTGGCATGGAGTTCGCGTGCCAAAGCAGATAATTATGAAGCCAGAAAAGCTCAAGTGGCCCGAAATCCAAAACGAGCAGAACCAAGAGATTCGGCAAGTGATGATTCAGCGTGTTGGAGCAGCGCGGTTGCTGGATGAAGCGCAAGCCAAGCAGGATCACTCCGATGACTTCGGGGTGTTATATTCGATTCCTTCTGCCGACCGTAAGGTCGTGAAGGTTATCAATTCCACGCCTGAGCCTGACGGGTCGTTCAAGGACTACTTCTTATTTGTTCCGCCAGATATGCAACGGGCAAAGCAGGCCGTTGCGTGGACTTTCGGACAAAAAGAGGAAGACTACAAACCAGCAATGCAAACATAAAATAAGTAGAAACAAAAATGTCCCGGCACGCACCGGGGCTAAACCAAACCACTATGAACACTGATACACCCGCACCGGATCAGGTGCAACCGAAATCGCTCGATGAGAAAATCGAGCTGTGCGCCGCACGCGAGAAAATGCTCTACGAAGTCGTGACGCTGCGCGCCAAGGAACTCGAAGAGTTGCAAAAGCCATACGAGCACGCCCGCGAGGCGTGGTGCAAGGAATGGAACCGGCTTAACATGCTCAAGGAAATGAAGAAGGAAGGTGTCGTATGAGCCAATCCGATTTTGAGCCACTCTTGAACGATTGAAAACGCCTCCGTGACATGCACAGAGAAAATTACGCTATGCTTGTTTCCAAAGGCAAGGAAAACTCTGAAAGCGGGCAAGTGTCGTGGGCCTACATGAACACTTACGGCGGTTGCATTGAGCAGCTCTCGAAGGTGTTGGAGGCGACGGTATGAGCATGGACGCAAAGCAGGCGGTGCAACGGTTGGATGCAGAAGTTCCAGCTCGTCGTGAGCCAGTGGTGGCCGACATGCTCCAAGCTGTGATCGAGAAGGGCGTCACCGCTGAGAATGTCAATGCGGTCAAAGAGATCGTCATGCTCTACGAGCGCATGGAGGACAGGAAAAGCGCCAGAAGCGCGAGCCAAGCGTTGCGCGAGATGCAGGCCGAGGCGAAGCAGATCGTGGCGATGCAAGCCGTGCCTGGGCGCAACGGGGAGGTCCGTTACAAGTATGCCAAGTACGAGCAGATCATGGCTCAGGCTCAACCGCTGCTCACGAAATACGGGTTCAGCGTCCGATTCTCTCAGCGCCTCGAAGCAGATCGGGAAACAGTTTCGTGCGTTCTGACTCACGACGACGGCCACGCCTTCACCAACGAGTTCACGGTTAGAATCGGGAGCGGTCCACCGGGAGCAACAACCACCCAAGCCGACTCATCGGCCGGCACGGTAGCGCAGCGCGAGGCATTCTGTGATGCGCTCAACATCGTCAGGCGTCAAGAGGATGACGCTGGCATGATGGGCGGCAAGATCACACCAGAACAGGCCGACGAGCTTGAACGGCGCGTTTCTGAAACTAACAGTGACCGGGCAGCGTTCCTCAAATTGGCCAGTTCCGAGACATTCGCGGACATTGCCGCCACCAAATACGAGATCCTCGATTCGCTGCTTTCCAGAAAGGAACGGGCAGGCCGATGAAGATCCACACCGGGTTCGGACAAAACTCGCTCGAATGGTTGAGCGCAAGAGCGGGTGTGGTCACGGCAAGCGAGTTTGATTGCTTCCTGACAACGGACTTCGAGCTTCGCAAAGGGCAAATGATTAAGAGCTACATCGCCCGCAAAGTGGCCGAGCGTTGGTCGGGACCGCTTCCAGGGTTCAACAGCATCGACATGGACTTTGGAAAGTTCCGAGAGGAAGAAGCGATACCGGCTTTTGAGTTTGAGACAGGGGTGCAGGTGCAGCGCGTGGCGTTCATCACCGACGATACAGGACAGGTTGGGTGCTCTCCAGACGGCTTAATCGGCGAAGATTCCGGCATTGAGATCAAATGCCCAACGGCTGAGGTTCACACGAAATACTTGCTCCAAGGCGAGGTTCCGAGCGATTACGTTCAGCAAGTCCATGCGTCAATGTTCGTGACCGGGCGTAAATCGTGGCGTTTCTTGAGTTACCGCCGCCACTTCCCAATGCTGCTGCTTGAAGTTCAGAGGGACGATGAGATCCAAACCAACATCGCATTTTGCGTGAGCACGCTGCTGAAAATGATCGAGTCAGCTACGGCGCATCTGGTTAAGCTTAACGGTGGTCCAGGGCGCGACTGGAAGGCTCAGAATCCGAAACCTCAACAAGAGCACGAGAGCATGATGCCAAGCTAATTTTGCGGGGCAGTGGGCGCTTGCTAATACCACCGTCGCGCCGGGATGTGCATCCTGATTACCGGAAGCCCCGTTTAACCTTATGCCTACTCCAGAACTACAGCTTGCCATCGACCGATTGGACCTCGCGTTCCAAAAGCTCACGGACAGGGCGTTCCAATCATCGGGCGTAGTTACTGGCCGCGAGCAAGGGTGGAAAGCCTTCCTTGATGCTGGTTTCACGCTTATCAACCTTGAGGAAACGATTTTGTGGATCAAGCGCGGCATTCGGGAAGGGCACCGCCGCGAGGGGGCGCTCAAGTGGCGCACACTCATTGGAGACTTGCAGACATTTCAGGATGAGCATTCGACGGCGTTGGCCGAACGTCGCAACACCAAACCCCAACCTTCGCCCAAAGACCGCGTGGTGGCGCAGGCTAGGCCCTTAGCGTGCCCGCAATGCGCGCAGGTGGGTGATGCATCAAAGCCCGCATCTGAATACGTCAAGAGCGCACTGGAGAAACTCAGGCAAGCAGTCGGCTAATTTATGAACCAGAAAACGTGCAGACTCATTCGTAAAGCCGTGAACCACATCGACCCGCAACGCAGCGGGGGAACACTGCGAGATCAGCGTAGGGCGTGGTGCAAGATACCGTGGAACAAACGGCACAAGGCGCGCTTAGATCTGGTGTCCGTGTTGGAGGAGACGTGACCACCGAGGAAGCACAAGCCATCGTGCGCGTAGCCTTAGAACATGGCTGGATCTCGTTCAATCCGCACGCTCCGACGTGGGCGCAGATCAATCGGGATATGGCGAGGCTGGGGATGCAACGGCTGCGGGAGAAGAGGAAGCTTTGGTTAAAACGACGGTAAACAAAATTATGGCAATCACCTACGAGAGATCATACAAGGCAAGCGATGGAAAGTGCTACAGCACGTTAGCCGAGGCGCAAACAGTTGAAATAGCGGCTCTGCTTGGGGAGCCGATAAAAGCGGCAGACATCGTAGAGGATAAGGATGCCATCCTAGCCATCCTGACGCTCAACGATTCGTCGCGCCCGAAGGCTCGCGGGGTCCCTAAGAAACGAAAGCCTAAGGTCGATCAACCTGAACTCCCAAAGGTTGCTTAGATGCGCTGGACAAGCGAGCAATATGCCGAATGGCAACGCAAACGTGCTGCTGGTGTGGGTGCCGTGGGTGGGTCAAAGCGCGAACAAAACACTGCGCCAGCACTGGAAAAAGACGCACCAGCAGAACATAGTCGCCAAGCTGGCGTGGAATACCGCGTGTCAATCATCTCCTGCCGCTACCGCATTCAAGACGACGATAACAGCGAAGCCGGAAACAAAGCTCTGAGGGACGCCATAGCAGAATGGCTTAGGATCGACGACGGCGACAAGCGCATCCGATTCATCTACGGGCAAGTCTTAGCGGGGCACGATGAAGGGACTATTGTGAAGATCGAGCGTCTTTCGAGATATTCCGCATAATCGCCTCACACTCTTGAAATCGTTCGATCTGCACTCTCGACAACTTCCTTTTGCCTTTCCCCACCCAGCACGTCGCGGCGTAAGCGGTCATTCGGTCCCGAAGCTCTGAGTCCACGTTGGAGGGAAGAGATCCACTGGCAATCAATTTCGTGCAACGGTCCCACAGCTCCGTGTCTATTGCGATGGTCATGGTGTTACGGTCCAGTCACTGTGAATCCGGTTGGTGGAATGGGTATAGGCACGTTGTTGCTGTTCACAATCCCGATCAGCTTTCCGTCGCAGTAGAACTCCACCCTTGAGATAGGTGCGACCGAACTCCCAGCCGTGGCGCGCAGCGTGATAGTATTCGAGACAACGCTACCCGCTAGTGGAGAATCTAGCGTGATCGTAACCGGGTTCCCTTGTGAAAGCAGCGTGACGTTCCGGAGCATGGACGGACGGAACACGGCGAACACGAGCACTCCAACAACGATGATCCAGCGTTGGAGCGTCATGGCGTGGCGTAGTTACGGATACCCGGAGGAACGACTGGACGGTTGCCGTGATCGTTACCGGGGGTAACGGGCGGGCGATTGGCGGGCGGTATCACATCTTCGTCAGCGCGTATCACCCAATACGGTTTCATTGGCCGGAAATACGGCACATCGTAGGACCATTCGTAGGTGCCGTGCTGCGCCATGATCGCGTGAGCCCGCCAGTTTATAGTCATCGGATCATCTGGCGTGTTGACCAGGATAGCCATTTTAATGCCGAGAATGAACAGGATCATACCGTTGCCCTCCGGTAGAGCACCAGGGCGAGCATTATGCCGCTGGTGACGAATCCCCACGCTGGAGGTTCGGGGACGGCTGTTCCAATTCCGTTTGCCCCAAAAAATCCCCTGTTTGCGCCCGACACGTCGAGGTCCGGAAACTCAAATCCCGTACCGCTGGACAAGCGAGCATCCCCAAGTGCGATGCCGTTTATCGTCACGGAGGTGGCGTTGCCGGCCGCGAGGTCGAGTGAGTTGTCCGAGTATTGCGCTCCGAGTACGTAATGGTGGCCAGCTTCGAGCGTGACGGGCGCAGCGAGCGCCTGATACCAGAATGAACCAATCTCGACGGCGGTACCAGGTACAACCACCACGGACGCCAAGAGCGTTTGCGTGGAGAAGTCCCACAATCCGACGCGGTGCAACTCGGTCAAGCCAGTGCCGCTTGCGTCCCAAACGCCGAGGCTCCCGAGAGTTTGTGGCAGCGTGCCTTCAACGAAATCGTATCCGGCGCATCCTGGACCTACAGACAAATTGTTTTCTCCTGAGAAAGCTAGGATGAGTTGACCGTTGGATGTAACCTTCACCAACATCAAAATGAGCGATAATATCGTTGTTTTCATTTGAATTCCCGCTAATTATTCACGAGCGCAAGAGCCGCTCCCCGGTAAGGAGCGACCCTCGCTAGAAACGAAATGAACAAAACTCAGATCGTCCCTTGGCCGACTATCCCATTCGAAACTCGCATCATCAACCTTTTTTGGAGTTGGGTTGAAAAGACTGACGGTTGCTGGATCTGGACTGGATTTCGAGATCACAACAACAGAGGAAGCTTCGTTCCTGGAAGCCAAAGGCAGGGAGTTCCGAAGTGGCAAACCCACCGCTTTGCGTGGTTCATCACGTTCGGTGTAATCCCGATTGGTCTCAGTGTGCTGCATAAGTGCGACAATCCGCCATGCTGTAGACCTGACCATCTTTTTATAGGCACTCAAAAAGACAACATGCAAGACGCGCTCAAAAAGGGAAGGACACTTCGCGGTGATAATTGCCCATGGGCCAAGTTGACAGCCGAGCAGGTCATTTTAATGAGGCGTAGGTATCGAAGTGAATACATCTCCTATACCGACCTAGCAAAAGATTTTGGGATTCACCCAACCACTGTGGGAGAAATAATGCGTCGCAAAAAATGGGCACATGTTTAGCTCGCTTTTGCGTTAATCGAGGATGCGACGGCGTGAAAGTTATCTGCCCAACGACGGGCTGCCAACTGCCACTCTGACGTTTGTTTTTCCCAATCGCCACCAGAGACGTTGGCGAGAACAACCCAAAGCATTTCCCCCGCGTCCAAGAGGGCGCGCTCGTGTTCGCTTAAATGCGAATTACGCGCCTGCACTTTGGAGATAAACTCCTCCGGTGAAGGATCAAGCGTAGTGATAGGTTCGATTGACATGGTGAGTCACGGGTTAGCGATGGCCGCTGCGAGCAGGAGTAGAAATGAAGCGACGAATTTCATGGCTTAATGGTTTTACGCTGACAACGGCAGTGAGCGAAGTTAAATCGTTGGTGACGGTGTTGGATGGGTCGCTCTCCCCGTAAGGTTGCACTGTCGCCGTGGAATAGAACCGGAACTTGTTGGGCACGACGACGGCAAAGGACTGGTTTGTACGGGTGGCGGGGAAAATTGCGGTGGGCTTTGGCGGGGACCACACGGTTCCAAGCGACGTGCTTTTATAGATAGTCACCACCGAATTGCTGCCACCAGGAGGAATGGCGTAAGGGTCAATGGTCGCCTTGAGCGTCACCAGCCTCGGTTGAGCGGCCAATGCGCTCGCGGCCAACAGGAGAACCCCCGCACACCTCAGATTACGATGCAACGTCGCGGTTTCGCTTGAACGGAGAAACGCGGCAGCCCGCTGGAGTGACGGGGCTTGAGGAAGCGGCTGCGGGGGAAAGGCGCGCACCCCACCCGGCCATTTGCGGGGCGACGAGAGGGGACGTTCGCTGCGGCGCGTTTGGCGGAACACGACCGCAAGGGTGCGCGAAAAGTTCATGGCTTCTGCGCTTGGGTCTGCTGCTGCCAAATTCGGTTCGCCAGAGCAGCAAGCATTTGATCGTCAAGATCGGGATTACGACGCCCGAGCATTGCGCCTATTCTAGCGCCCTCCAGAAACGCCACCTGCGGGTTTATCACGGGCGCGGCAGGTTTAGCAGCCATGGCGGCGCTCTGGAGCTTCTGCGGGCCATGCGGCATCGGGTTAGCGTTAGTTCCATCGAGTTGCGCGGAAGGCGAGGCCATCGGAGCGCGCACGGCGTTGGTAGTGTTCGTGCCCGCCAGCGCCGATAAAACGGCGGAGATCGCCACGGTGGCGGCCAAAGCGACGGCTGAGAGTGGTAGGATTTCTTTGAGTTTCATGGGAAAAATGATTCAACACGGTTGGTTCGGAAGCGGATGATCCAAGCTCCGGACTTGTTCGTGCCGTAGATGAACGGCTCGTGATCGGCGATGATCTGGAGGTTCGTGCAGGCGTAATCTAGCTGCGGCCACGAATCGTTTTGGATGGTAGTCGGAGGCGTAATGTCGCTGATTGACAAAGCGACATTGTTCGGATTCTGTTTCCAGGCGTTCGTAGTAAAGAACATGCTATTCGTCCATGATACCGATTCGATGTTCGTGACGGTTAAGTTCGTCACCGCGTTCCAGGGCGAGGCAATTTCCTTAGTTTTCCGCATCTTCTCCACTTGGTAAAACAGTGCATCCAAGCTGTCTTCAAAGCAGCCCTTCTCCGTGTACTGGCAGGGGATGTTGCTGGCGATGCAGAGTCGGCCTTTGTCGAGGAACCGGAAGAGATCCGCAACGGCGTCGTAGTGGACCTGCGTCGGGCCGTTCACGGCGGGCACCATTCCACCGGAGTTGTTGTATCGGAACTCCGCGACGTAGTTGGTGCCGCCCGCTTGGTAGTTACGGGAAGCGGTTACCGTCTCGCCGTTCCAAGGCAACCACGCAGCGCATCCAACAAACCAAATGGCGAGAAAGTTGTTCATGGCTTTAATATCTCCGTAAAGCCGAGTGCTTTTCCTTGTCGATGAGCGCCTTTAGCACTCGGATCTCGCGGCGTAGGTCATCAATCTCCCGCTCGTACCTGGCGATAATTCTAGGCAAGATCAACTCGTTTCCGTTGATCGTCTGGTTCAGGCAGTGATAGTAGGACGAGCGTGGCATCCCCAACCGTTCGATGGCCTCCTTCGTGTTCCGGCACGCCAGCGTGGCATCGAGGACGGCCTGAATCTTGATTTCCCTTAGTCGGCTCACGGCGAGATTGGAGGTGGTCCCGTCCACCCTGGTTGCTGCTGACGGTGAACGCTGCGGAGCACCGTGTTCGTGGAAAGGAAGTTCGTGCGCGGCGATCGGTAGACGACAACCTTGTTCGTCTGGTCGCCTGCAATGAGCGTCGCCGTCACGAAATAGCCGCTCTCGACGCGAGCCACGCGCAACTCGTGGTGGTTGGCCAACCCGCACTCAGGACACGGCGTTGTGATGGGCGCGTATTCGAGCACCGCGACGATGTTGGTAAAGGCGTTCGTGGTGAGCGGAAGGAGTTGAAGCTGCGCCTTTGGAATCGTAACCGACTGGCAGCAGATCAACGCGAGAGCGGCAAGAAGGTTCATGGAACCACGGCTTTGCCTGCGCCCTGCGCTCCAGCGGCAATGCCCGATGCGACGGCTTTACCGATGGCGTTCACCAATTCCACGTCGCCCGTCACCTGCACGCCAACGGCTGAGAACGAGTGCGTGTAATTCGTGCCGGAATCGTGCGTCGAACTATTCACCTTTTGAGCCGCTTCCTTCTGGAAGAAGAAGTGGGCTGTCTCTTTTTCGTCAACGGTTTTCGTGCCGTCTGCGGCAGTGGAAACGATTCGCTTGTGGGAGATGTTTGCGCAGCCGCACAAGACGGCGACCGCGAGAATGGGGGTGAGCTTTTTCATGGTTTGCGAGAATGCTGGGCGTGGGATGGGCCACACCCAGCAGTGAATGGGCGTTGTTTAGACAGTGGGCGGCGGTGGCGTCGGAACGGCATCCACGGCTTTGAGCGCGTCCACCATTTTCTGAGTGCGGGCCAGGGCGCTGTCCAAGCTCGCTTGGTCGGCCGGCGACAAAGTGCCAGGGCTGTTTTGAATCGCCTGGAGGTCGGCGCGTGTCTTCGTGAGTTCGTCGGTGACGATTTTGATTTGAGCGTCCACTTCATCGTCAGCGGCGTTTTGGGCTGTGACGTAGGCTTGGACACTCTCGCTTACTGTTGGCATAGGCTTATGGTTGTGCTGGTGGCGTGGCGAAAGAAGCAAGTGTAGCAGCCTCTCCTTTAGAGCGTTCCAGCAGAGCAGCAAGCCCTGAGGTATCGACTGTTTGGATCGACTTAATTGCATCGGTTAACCGCGCTTCCATTTGTTCAAGGTCCGTTTTAGTGATCGCACGGGTGCTGGACCGGATTGCATCCGCGAGATTGTTGACCGCATGAACCAGTGGGTTCAATTCGTGGTCTTGCATAAGAGACAGGCTACCACGCTTTATCGGTTCCGTCCCGGCGCTTCAAAAGTTGCTCCCTTGGCACATCACCGGCTTTTTAGCGCAATTCCGAAACGTGCTTGGCGTGCGCAGGTAGATCGTGATGCGTGAGCCTCCGACTTTGCACCACCGCTCCTGCTTGCCGAAGGGCATCCCGGCGATCAATCCGGAATCAAACTGCGGTCTTCGGAGCACGTACCACGTCATACCGTCGTTCGCGTAGAGCTGGCCGTGGACTACGGTGTAATACGGGTTGCCATGGGCGGCGATGTAATCGCCTTGCGTGTCTTCGACGGCGAAGGCGGCGAGTGGTGCGATGGCGAGGAGGGTGGCGATTAGAAGGCAGCGGAGCATACGGTGTTTTCCTTTCGGATGGGGGTTGTGATTTGACAGGTTTGAGCGTCAAAGTAAACGAGCTTCGGCACGTCGTTCTCCTCGCCGGGGCAAACGAAGATCACAATCATGTGATCGTTGCCGTCGAGAAGCTCGTAGGCGGTCACGCCAGCGGCGAAGGAAGCGTCTTCGGGGAGATCATCAAAATCAATGAACATCTCGTTGGCGAGATTGGCCGCTCGCCGCGAGAACCGAACGCAATCGTTGGAGCCAAGACGGTATTCAGAGTGGTCGGCTTGTTCGTATCGGAGAGCCCTCGCGAATTCGCCAGCGATCCAATCCACCTCAGCCAAAGCGTAGCTGCTACCGGGTGCGTCCACGGGGTCAATGCCCGCGTTGAACAACAATTCCTTGAGGCGTTGTTGGGAGATGACGATCATGGCTTCATCGAGTCCCTGTAAATCCAAAGCGCGTAACGAAGCTTCGAGGAAAGGCTGCACTGGTTTTTAGCCGCTAGTTCCGCGAACCACTCAGCCAGATCAAGTGGAATCTGACAACTGACTTTGACGAGGCGTTTCCGCGCTTTAGGCACGCCGCACCTTTACCCATCGTGGGGCATTATGCAACACAATTCAGAACTAAGGCTTAACGGGGTCCGGAACCACCGGATCAGCCGCTTTCTTTTCCGTCACCGTTATCGTTGTTTCTGTCGTGACGATGGGCGGGAGCGGCTGTTGCTTGAGGTAAGCAAAAAACGACGGAGCCGCACCGCTAATGAGCACGATGCCTAAGGCTTTGAAGTTGAGCGTGGGCACATCCAGCCCCGCCGAGTGCGCCGCGCCCAACCCAGCCCACGACAACGCAGCGGTGGATGCGCCACCGATCACGCCAGCCAAAAGTCCGTACAGCCACAGTTCCCAATTCAGTTTGAGCATGGATTTATTTCGTTGTTGCCGACTGCCTCACCTTGAACAACTCGAAATCGCGCTTCATGTCGATGAAATCGAGCGCCAGCTTGCGCGATACGTCGCTGCCGTACTGCTTTACCTCGCGCAATTCATTCTGAACCATCTCCACCTTGGACAAGTTCTGGATGCTTGTCTTTATGCCCGCAAGATCAGCCTGCATGGTCCTAACGTCCCCCTGTAAATTCGCCGCCCACCAGATGCACAAGGCAAAGATGCTTAAGAACCCAATGATAGAGACAACCCGAAGGGTTACGTTTTCACCGGCGATTGGCGGGTTTTCCATGGGTTCAACTAGGTGGTTTCCGTTTTCTGTCTCCATAAAGAGCGGCGTTTATTTGGTTTGGAAAAATACTTTCGTTATCACCGCGCTGATGATGCCCGCCCCGACGACTAGAGCGGTGCCGAGGCCGATCAATCGACTTTGGAACGCCTCAAGTTTGTAAACGCGATCCATCAGCCCCGCGTGCATCTGATCGTAGAGGTCTTTCTTCAAGAACTGGTCGCGGTCCTTCATCACTTCCGCCCTCAGTTCATTCAGCTTGTCGAGGCGTTGCTCTAAGTTCGTGGCGACGAGTTCGGCGGCTTTCTCGCGCTCGTCGAACAGGCGCTCCACGTATTCTCGAAGCTCGATGCCTTCGGACATGCCGATTACCACCGAATGAACGGATGCCCCGCGATTGTGAGGAGCGCGTTTACGAGCAGGACGACGACCATCAGGACAACGAGTGCGATGGCGATCTTATGGAACGGCTCAGGAATGCCAATCTTCTCGATACCCCACATAACGACGAAGTAAATGAGGGCCGCGACGACGATCCAAATAACGGCGTTCACGACGCTTTCGCCGCTGATGGCTGCTACGATTGGAATAATGTCCATAAGTTTAAGTTAGCACGGCGTCCTCGGCGAGAGGCTTGGTTCGGATTCGGGGAGGTTGGGTTCATTGCTTAATGTGCGATTCCGTAAGTGTTTAGATTGGCCGCATCCGTCGCGCTCAAAGTGGTATTCGTCCAAATTCCGATGTGCTTAATATGGCCTAGGTAAGCCTGTGATCCTGAATTCACGTTAAGCGATTGCAGTAATTGTGTTGTCCTATTGGCAGTCGAGGTGCTACTCACCCCGTTTGTGTATGTAGTTCCACCTGACACCCATACGTTATTCCATTCTGTATTGCCTGTCATAGAGGCAACGTCGCTGACATACCAAAACTTGAAGCCTGTCGGGTCGATCAGGAAACCGTCTCCTGCGCCTGTGAAAATGTATTCCCAATGACCCGGAGGCGAATCAGGAATTATATCCAGCCAAAACGAGGCATTTGTAGTTGTAATACCGCCGAGAGGAAGTTCATAATCCGACGCCGATGCAAAATAGACCCCCGTTGTGGTGTTGGTCGCAATAGACCCTAGCGTATGGGTCAACACGACATGCGTAACGCTGTCAGTCCATGTTGTTAACGCGCCTTGTGGAAGCGTGTTCCAATCCCACCAGTAAGCTAATCCTACTATGTTAGTCGGGCTGAAATTATTATTGATTGATACTTCGCTCGAATAGTTTCCTACCCCCTGCCCATTTGTAGCCGCCACGACGTAATAATAAGAAGCAGGAGAAGGTCCAACGTCCGTGTAAAAGGTTGTTGCGCTTGTGCCAATGACGCTGTAGCCAGATCCGCTAGTTGTGCTACGCCCAATCTGGTATCCAGTAGCTCCGGATGAAGCCGTCCAAGTAAGATAGATGTTTGTGCCGTTGGTAATATATCCTGACAACCCCGTAGGCGGTTGTGGTGGAGATGGCAGCCATGAAACGATTATCCCGCCAGAGACAGTTACGATGTTTGTCACCAGGGCTCCGCCCGCGTTCGTTCCAGTAAACGTAAATGTTCCCGTAATGCCATTCGTGCCGTTTCGACTAAACCCGTTCGCGCTGTTTAGAACGGAGGCGTTAACAAGCAATGGAATAGCGCCCCCACTCGCGTCCAGGGTGGCGTTTCCGGTTGTAGCGTTGTAACCCATGCTTAAAGAATTTGTACTGTTGGGATCACCTGCGTTCACCTGACCCTTGTAGTCGTTTGTGCCATGCCAGTCCCCGACGAAGGATTGAGGCGTTGCCCAAACGCTTCCAGAGCTTCTTCCGGTAGGATCATGCGGCACTGGCAATGCTATCTTGGTATAATCGAAACTAGAAACAAAGCTGTTGTTGAGAATGGAATTACCAAGCGCCAGTGTCCCCCCAGGAACGCTATTGACTGGCAAATCTGCGAATACATTAAAGCTGCTGTTGTCTATTGAATACAGATGGTTATTGGAATTGAAAAAGTTGCAGTCCCACAGTCCGTTCTGGAGAAACTGATTGTAGTCGGCATGGTTGAGAACGTAGGCGTATGTGTAACTGGTCATTTCAATCAAATTGTCTCGTATAATGTTCGCTCCGTCTTGAAATGAAGGCGTAACATCTCCGAGGATTTCGATTGGGCACCTGCCTCCGCAGAAATACCACCAGTTATTGTTCTTAACGACAACGGCATTGCAGGTGTATCGCATGTAAACGCCGCGCTGGATTAATGCAAACCAGTTGTGATCTATGATTGTCCCGTAGCCTCGAAAAGTGTCGTTCGTGCTGCCAGTGGCTGCACTGATTCCTGTCCCTCCAAGAATGATTGCATCTTGGACAACGCTACTTGGTGTCGCTGTCGGCTTTCCGTAAAAACTAACGTCATGGATACTCAGCGTTGTTGAAGTCGTGTAGATGAAAGGAACAGTTCCATCCGTGTCATCTCGAAGTTGGATGTGGTCGATTTCGACTAGACCATCCCAAAGCGACACAATCTTTGCAGGGCCAATGGATGTGCGAAGGATTAGTTCCGTGGTTGCCGGAGCCAAGTTGGTTGAATAGTTTCCGGTCTGCCCGTTAATGTCTCCAGTAATTCGGTAGGATTTGAACGTGTCTCCGATCGTCTTTGGCAACCAAAGATTCGTTGTGATGAGGTAGCTGCCGCGTGGGAAATAGACAATTCCTCCGTTCGTAGCGGCGTATCCAATGGCTGCAATTACGGCGGTATTGTCCACAGTGATTCCGTCCCCTGCTGCGTTGAAGGGCGGGTTTCGCACATTGATTAGACCCGATATTCCGGCTTGGACGTTCGTGCTTGAAGTATCCTTGGTGACAAGTGTCGATCCCACCTCGCTTGTGCCGCTGGCGGTGACGTTGCCGGAGCCGCCGCCGCCAACCAACGCCAGCACCGTCCCAACCGTAGCCGTCCTTGTCGCGTAGTTCGTTCCTCCAAGAGCACTATCCACAAGCACTAGGTCGTTGGTCTTTACGACGTTGGTGAGTGAGATGTTGGAGAACGAAATGGTTGTGGCAGCACCAATGGTCAGCGGGAACGCGAGTAAGAGAGAGAGGATAAATCGCATAGAGTTAGTCGGGGACGATGATTACGCCACCGTAAGTTGTGATAATGTCTCCACCGGGATCGGTGGTTATGCCGCCTCCCTCTGGAGGCGGTGGAATCGGAGCGCAGGTTCCTTGCGCCCACGCCGCTACGAGTTGGCGCGGAGCCATTCCTTGAACGACGCACCTCGTCCCGGACACAAGCGTTTGAGCGTCACATGCCATGGAATTAAACCCCCGCCAATTCGCATTGCAGGAAGGCTATCGCAGCCAACAACTGCCGATCACCCATGCCTTGCGCCAAACAACGCGATAGGTTCACGAGGTTGGACGCGATAGGCTCCTGTCCAGCGTTGACCGCCAGTTGGTAGGCGATGTACGCAAGGAGTTGGTGAACCGACATTCCTTGGACGAGGCAAACGCCATCCGTTGTGAGCGTTTGCGTTGAGCAATCGGGCGCGGCCATGATGGTAATCGTGTTACCGAATCGACATCTGCCCGAGCAGCTTGCATGTCACGTACGATATTGCGCCTTCAAGTTGGAGTGGAGTCCAACAGATCGGTTGCGCCGTGACGGCCCCTGAAAGATCGGTGGCGACCATTTGCGCCTGGAGAGCGCGCAGCTTGGCAGGTGAGCCTTGGCACCACCACCCGTTGCTGTCGGTCTTGAGTTGATCGAGCGTCTGTGGCGAGGTGAGAAGCGCATTGAGCAGTTGGAGCAGGAGAAATCGTTGCTCACCGGGAGACTGGTAAATCCACAAATCACACGACGCGGGAGGTGAAAGGCAGGGATCTGCGACCATTGGCGTTCCTTTTCGTTAAGTGTTCAGTAGGTTTGTTCGAGGCTGTTTACCGGATGGAGAGCGCGCCCGCCTCGACAACGAGCACGCCTCCAATGAACCAACTCTTACTAGGTGACCCAGGGCGTCACGATCGTCTGACACTCGCCGACGAAGATAATGTTGCTGCTGGAGACTGTCCACGTTCCCAGAGCCGACAGAGCCGGGTCTGCGGTCATCGCCGTAGCCATGGCGGCGACTGTCGCCGTGTTCAACGCGCCGTTGGGCACCGTGCGTCCGTTGCACTGAACGGTGTCGGCAGCCAGAACGTAGCGCCCTGCGCCATTGGCTTGCGGCGTGATCGTGATGGAGAACACCCACGGTATGTCCACCGATGTGCAGGTGGTTTCCGTGAGCAGGATGTTCGTGCCGTTCTGCACCCACGTCCCGAGTGTACTGAGCGCCGAGGTGGAGTTTAGCGCCGTAACAAGGTCCGGGATAGTGGCGGCGTCGATTGCGGCAGCCGTAACCACGTTGTCGCTACACGTCACCGAGTTGGCGGCAATTCGGAAGTGGCCATCAGGCCCTTCAACCGGCGAAAACTCCAGTGCGTCACCGCACGTCGAGTTGGCGCTGTTGTAGTACTGCGTCGGCGCGCCAGGATCAGCAGCGCACGTATCCACCTCAACCACGAAAGCGGGCTCACGCTTGTGGAAGATCAGTTCTTCCCACTCCACGTAGTACGGCTCCGTGGCATACTGGAAGTCAGCATAGAAGAACCCTTTGTTCCCACGGTAATTGGCAATCGGATCGCCATTGCAGTCGATGCCCAGGTCGTTAATGGCAAAGCGCCATTGACCGGAGAGATCGCGCACCGCGAAGGGCATGAGCGCGTTCACCTGTTCCATGCGCTGGACCATGACTTTCATGGCCATGCGGTGATGGATGAAGCTCCACTGGTATTGGGCCGTGAACCAATCAGGGTTGTTGGCGCGTCCGATGCCCACCGTCGCCGCCTCGTTGATGTAAGGCAGCACGATCTGGAAACGGTTCGTGGACACCTTGTTGAACCGGATCGGGAACGGATCAATGCGAACCATGTAATTGCCCAACTGCCCGCCGATGCCGTACTTGTAATAGTCGTGCGCGGCATCCCACATGTTGAACCGCCACGCCTGCGACACCTTCAAGTCCTGCGCGACTTTATCCAAGTCCCAGGCCGTGTCGTCGTCGGTGCAAAGCTCGATCATGGAATCGTACCCGCCGAAGAAAGGATCATTCGTCCACTTGCCGAAGTAACCGATATTGCGCAAGGGTTGAACCCGGCGCTGGAGCATCTGCGGCGTGATCTTGCTCGACGGCTCCCCGCTCGTGGTCATAAAAATCTCGGCATCCCCGGTGGTTTCCCACGAGAACGTGAACGGCGTCATGCCGGCCGATGCGAGCCACTTGGTTCCCGCAATCGCAGCCGCGCTCTTGCGCAGGTATTGCGAGGCGATGCGCGAGGTCGCGGGGCGAAGGATGTCGGCCACGATCTGCTCGACGTGCTGCTGCGCCTTGTTGACCGTCAAAATCTGGTCGAAGCACAAAAGCTGGGAGCGCCAGCTCTGCCGTTGCTGGCCGTAGGTGATGCGCGTCGAACCCCAGCCGATGAAGTTTTCGGGCGGGTCGCACGGCGCGGCACTGCCACCGAGACAGTTCTGGTTACTGACATCGAGCCACTTCTTCGTCACGTCCGGCTGAACGTCGCGGAAACGGTCAAGGATGTGTTGGGTGCCGTCGAATGGGTCCCATTGTCCTACGCTGACGTGGCCGATCCAGCCGTCGGTAGGGGTGATGTCTCGGATGATGAGGGCCTCATAAATAGGCAATTCCTCCAACAAAAACGAGCTAAATTCCTGGGGTGAAATGCAACCTTCCGGCATAAAAAATTGTAGTTTAGGCGTTTACGTGATCTGCGGTTTTGTGAACTGGCAACCATGCGTTGCCGTGCGAAGTGGCGAGAATCGCCTTACACCATTTGCTGCCCGAGAGAACAGCGTCCCTTACTCAGTTGCGGTTTTCGCACCGCCGAATCCCTCGCGGCCTTCAGACGAAAGGCACTGATACGTCTTGCGTCACGGGTAAGCTTTGAAAATACAAGCGTCAAGCATGTTTTTCACTTGTAGCCTTGACAGGCAACCATGCGTGGGCGTAGAAAACTCTTAATGACTAGAGAGCATTACGTCCATGATTACCTTGTAAAAACAGGAGTCCTTTCAATTCATCCGGATGGCACAATTTGGAAATGCCACCGCGTCTTAAACGATGGATCGAGGATGCTGATCCCCGTAACTCCAAGGCGGGCGGAAACTCCTGCTTCGTACGGCTACTATCGTATCGTCACGAAAATTCTTAACAAAAGAGCGCAAGTTTTTGCGCACCGACTTGTCTACTTTCACTTTTTCGGAGACATTCCGGCAGGTTTAACCATCAACCACAAGAACGGAACTAAGACCGACAACCGTCCCGAGAATCTGGAAGTCGTCACGCAGGGCTACAACGCAATCCATTCGTGGCACGTATTGAAGCACGGAAAATCCCCGCCGCGCAACGAGCACCTGGTTGGATTGGGACATCCGATGTCTCGGTTCACGCGTGAAGAAGTGATCTCCATACGCGACAAGCTGAGGGCTGGTCAGCGAGTTAAGGACATCACCAAAGAGTTCGGTTTGACGACGGTGCTTTCAATTTCCAAGATCAATCTTGGAATCAGTTACCGGGACGTGTTGGAGGATAAACCGATCACCTTTCCGATTTTGCCTTCCCCTTTTAAGCCGAAACCCAAGACTGTCGCGCCTCCGCTTCCTGCTGCTCCAACGACAACCCTATGAAAACCAAATCCGAAACCACACCCGATCAAAAAGCCCTGCTCGCGCAAGTTAACGAGGCTGCTCGCCGTCAAAACGCCAAGGGCAGAATCAAGATCGCCAAGCTTTTCAAGGGCATCCCGCCGTACAACGAGCACGAAGTTCGGACTCCCCACGTCAAAAACTAATCCTCCACCCCCCACGGCGTCGGCCTGTCCACCGAATCCTGCCCCGCCATAATGTGCCTCCGTGGCCTATTCTTGGCGTTCTCAAGGATCGTGAGTGGGAAGTCGGCATGGCACGCTGTAAGCCTCTCGGCGAGCGCGGCAAGGCGTCCGTGAGTAGCACCGTCCTCGCGGTGCAGGCGTTGGCAAAAGCACACCGACAACAGTGCATCATGGACAGCTTTGCGCGCGCGAATCAAGGCGAACACGCCTTGGTTGATCTGCTCGGGCGTATGGGACGCTTCGAGCTTTTCGTGATCGGCGAGCAACGACTTCGTGACGCATGGCCACGGTGATTCGGTGATGTCGGAATCGCGGGTGTGCGAGGCGGCGTGCGGAGATTGGATGAAGTCTTTCATTCTGAATGAGGTGCGGCCAGAGCGGTTTCTTTATCGGCGTACCATCCTTCGATTTCGCCGGTTTCCTCGACGAACCAACCGTATCGGTCAGTGACTAGGTTGTGGATGAGTTGCATGTGACGCTTCGTATACAACCACCTGCTGATTAAGGCGTGATCGAGCTTTTCGTTCGATTCAGGGTCCATATTTAACGCCTCCGTCCAACGCGGTTAGCCCGCTCTTTAAGGGACGCCTGCATCATGGCTTCGTAATCCGTCGTGCCACCCACCACAACGCCGCCTGCGTCCTGCTTGACGCCTCCAGGTTGCTGTCGTGAGCCGTTGTCAGGCGTGGACTTCTCGTAGGCCGAAAGGCGTGTCTTGGTTTTCTCAAGCTCCGCTTCCAAGCGGGCAATCTTGAGCTGGTGCATCGGCCACGAGCCTAGCCTGTGATACGCCTTGGCCACGCTGGCAAGGTATGCTTCGGGCGGCATGTCCTCGGGTTTGCCGTCCACGACGATGCGCGCCAGTGCCTCACCCTGCTGGCGGGCGGCGAGCGCCTCGGTGTCATCGGCTGAGGGCGTGTAAAGGCCGGGATAACGCGCCTCAAGCTCTTTAGCGGCTTTATCGAACTCCGTGCGGGCGCGTGCGCGGGACTCGGCATCACGCACCTGACGGTTCTTGAGCCACTCTTGGGACTTGAGAGAAGCTTCGTTGACGGCTTTGGCGCGGGCTTGTTGGGCGGCTTTGACACGCTTACTTTCCTCGAACACGGCAGGTCCCATGCGGTCGCCGAACAGTTCAACAGCCTTGTCAGCCGCGAGCGTGTAGTTGGGTTGGGCGAGCACGGCATCAAAATCTTCGTCTGTCCCAAGGCGTTGTTCGCCTTGAACCATGAGTTCCTTGACCATGGCGCGACCGCTCTGGATGGCTTCGGACACCGGGCGCGTGAACTTTTCGTGAAACTCGGGGTGTTGGATGTAGTTGGTGACGCGGAGTTGCTCGTCGAGCGTGAGCGTGCGCTGCTCCAGTTCCTTCACGCGGCCCTCAGCGCTTTCGAGGGTCTTGATGCGATCTTCGTATTGCGCAGCCTTGGCTCGGTATGTGGCCAGTTCCTTCTTCGTCACTTCACCCTCGGCGGCACGCGTGGCAAAGTCAGCTTTAAGTTTCTCGAAGGCATCACGGAGTTGAGCGGGTGCGCTCTTGATGACTTCGGGCGAGGGTTCGGCGCTTGGCGTAGCGGCCGGCGCGGGAGTTACCGATGGCGCGGCAGGTTCGCGCTCGTCGGGCGTCACGAATTTGACGTGCGCGGCAGGCTTCTCGTCATCGGGCGCTTTTGCGGGAGGCGCTTGGGGTGTTGGTTCCAACGGCGAACGCGGCGGCTGAGACGGGATGATGCGCGCTTCTCCGGGGAGAGAGGCGTCGCGCTGAGGAGCATTTCCTGCGCGTCGATTCAGGGCTTCCGTGAGCGCGGGGTTGCGTGGCGCGGGCGTGCTCGGGGCGTGCTCGGAGATTTTGTATTCAGCCGTAGGCGTAGGTGCGACGGCGGTTTTGGGAACGGCGGGAGGGGTTTCGGTTGGCATAATCGAGGGTTACGGAGTTGGCTTGTAAGGACGGTTCAAAGATTCTTCTGGAGGCACCAAACTGGAGTCCACGGTAGCGGTGGTGCGAGTCTCGGGAAGGCCGAGATTCATCAGCGTGTTCAGGTATTCCTGCGCGCCACGCAGTTTGGCGGCGGCAATCGTGAGTCCTGTAGGGTCCACCGTCAAAACGTGCTGCTGGTAGGCAAGGAGCGCCGTTCTTGCCGCTTCCTGAAAGGCGGGTGACGCCATGAGGTCGCTGTGCGATGAAGCGATTGCCGGGTTGTTCAGGAACCGCTTCTTGGGCGAGAGGGCGATTTGTGGTTCAGCGGCCATAATCAGTTGGGCGTGATGATGCGCTTATTGGGCGTCAGGATGATCGGCACACCACCGTTGGCAGTCGGATTCGTTTCGCCTCCTTGGGGAAGATCGGGCGCGGCACTTGGGATCGCGCCCTCACTGACGCCCGCGTTCACATCTCTCAACGTGACAGCCACGAGAACTTTAGCCATCAACTCGTGCAACGACTTGGCGAGGATGGAAGTAGTCGGGTGCGATTCGAGCGTCATATCTACGAGATAAGCGCGCCACGAGAAGCACGAGATTTCGTCGATGCGGATTTGGTACTTGGGAGGGGCGTCGAGTTTGTCGTTCATTGGGTTTATGCGGCTTTGGATGTTTTAGCGGCGCTCGCCTTGGCTTTGGCAGCAGCGAGTTCAGCGGCGTGTTTCTCTTGCATCTGGGAAAGCTCTTGAGCGTGCGCCTGTTGGGCGCGTGTCATCTCGGCTTGATGCGCTTGCTGCGCGTGCGCCATCTGCTGCGCGTGGTCGAGTTGCGCTTGGGAGTGATCCTGAACTGCACCCGTATCGCTCACGGCTTGATCGACGTGAGCAGAGCGCGCCTTGTGGATCAAATCAGCGGTGGTCGTTAAATCCTTGGAGGCTACATCAGCGTGTGCCAAGAGCGCCTTGCGCTGGATCTCGGCTTGTGTCTCCGCATCCTTGCGCTGCTGTTCAGCGAGGAAGTTGGCGTCCTTGTGCTGGAGCTTGACTTGGTTCGTCTGCCCCATGATTTGCGCCTTGGCTTGGGCAAGCGTTTGCATCGAAATGATCTTCGCTTGCGCATCGCTCATCTGGCCTTGCGTGCCCGCCTGCTCCATCTCGCTCACGCGCTGGGCGTAAGCTTTAAGCTGCTGCATGATCTGGTTGACGAGCGCCTGGTAGCCGCGCACTTGTTCGCGTGCAGCGGGATCTTGCGCGAGCGTCTGGACGTGCAACTCGATGTGCTGCGTGACGTTCACAAGCCCCGTGATGCGCTCGGCGGCAATCGGAAGCGCGGCAGGCTGTTCCTGCATGGCTTCAAGCGGCTTAATACACTGCCCCACGAGCGCGAGCAACGTCTCGATGTAATCCACCTCGTTGAGCGTTCCCGGTTGTTGGACGGGCACACCTTCCATGAGCGTTCCAAAGGCGTATTGGGCGGCGAGAGACGAGGATGAAACGGTAGGCACCTCCGGCAATGAACCGCGCACAAACTCAGGGTCGTTGGTGAGTGCAAGCATGTACTTACGGCGAATCGGAAGATCTGCCGTGGGACCAAAAGCGCCCTTCGCCTCAAAGAGAGCGCGAGCGGTCGTGAGTTCAACAGCGCGATTGCCGCCGCCCATGACGCGATTTGGACTCACCTCCATGATGTCGATGTTGAGCACCTGCGGAGGAATCTGATCGAGTTTCATCCGGCGAAGCACTTCCTTGGTTACAGGATCACGCTCGTCCTTCAGGCACACTCGGCGCACCATCTCTCGGAAGAAGTGCTTCGCTTGCTTGTAAAGTTGGTTCTGGACGCTGCTCGTGAGCGTCACGGAAGCGTTGTTGCGAATCAGGGACTCCGTTGCCGTCATTGCCGGTTTCTCGCCTTCGGTGGCAATGTCGGGCAGGTAAGCCGCGCTCGATTCTGCCATCAGTTGCCGATTGCCTTGGAGGAAGTTGCCCACGAGGTTCCAGTCAGCGGAATGGCGCTCGGCAGCGTTCACGATAGAGACGCCATCGGGCAGGATGCCGAGATGGTGCAATTCGATCTGCTCAAGCTTCTCACGGTCGTCGTCGCTCACATTGCGGAACAGCATGAGCAACTCTTGCATGACGTGATCCGTATGCCGGTTGCGCACCATGTTCTGAGCGAAGGCGGGACCGTAAAGCTGGTAGCCGATGGAACGGATCGAGTAATAGCGGTACGGCGCGACCGTGGAGCAGTTTCCAATGAACCAATGGATGATGTGCCGCCATTCGTCAGCGTAATCGTCCTTCTCGAATAGGAAGTCCGGACGTGCCTTGTCGATTGAGAATTGAGCGCGCAAAGCCTCGGGTGTGACGTTATTGTAGTCGAGGATGATGCGCTGGTTCCATTTGTTGGTTTTCTCGTTTCGGAAATAGCATTTCCAGACCAAGACGCGACCGAGTGCGGCAGCGGCAAAAGTGTTCGAGTTCTCCTTGAAGTCCTCGGCTATTTTTTCGGGAAACAACCAACGATTGCCTTGATACAAAGGCTGGAGAGGTTGCTTGTAAAGCGCGGCTAGGAGAGCATCGACGTAGGGCACATTCCACCCCTTGTCCACCGCGTCTCCGTGCGTCATCTGGTAAAGCTCTCCCCATGTCCATTCGTCATAGACGGCGAAGAAATCGAGGTTGCTCATGTCTGCCAGCGTGCCAGCGGGCACCATCACGTCATCCACGCCGCACGTTTCAGGAATGACGGCAGCGCGCTTGTTCCAGAGCGAAGGACCGGGACCATGCAGCACGACTTGGGCGATGGCTTGTTCGATGGTCGATTCGAGCAGATCGGAGTCGCGCAGAGCCTTGTTGATGTAGGACGTTAAGCACGCGCTCCATTCGTCGCGCTTCCAGATTGGGACGGCGCTGTAGGTGTCGAGTGCGATGGAGAAGTAGTCGCCGGGACCGAAGAAAGCGTTGGTCAACTGGTAGGCGCTGTTCTTGACGATGCGAGGCCCTTCCAACCAGTTGTTGTTGCTGTTAAGTCGGTTGATGCGGCGTTCTTCCTCGGTAAGCGGGCTGTCGCCATTCATCAACCTGTTAATTTTACTTCTGTTACCCTGTACCCCTTGAGTAGCCCATTGAATACTGGAGATTTGAGTCAAACACTCGGCGGCGGTTTTGAAGGTAGGCATATCGTGTCAAGCCCCACCGTTTAGCGGCACCGTAGGCGTTATTGGCTCCGTAGGCAAGCGCGTTGGACGCTGCGCCTTGACCTCCGTGAGTGGATTGGACGGCCAGAACCTCTCTTGCAGGGCACGCTTGGCGGCGTAGCGACGTTGGTTGGCGGCGTCTACATCAGAAGCGCGACAGGCATCAGTCGCAGCGAGGGCCACAAGGTCGAAAACGATGCTGTTGGCACCGAGAAGGATAGAATACTCACGCGAATCAGTGACCCGATCAACCCACCGATCTCCGAGGCAGGCCACGATCTCTCCGCGAGTATCCAGAACATCGGCGTATGCGATGACCTTGTTGCGCCATTTCACCTCTTGGATGGCGAGCATGTCGAACGCGGCGGCTTCGTGGATGGATATTCGGATCATGGCAGGAAAATGAATTTATCGACGGGTTCGCCTTCGTAGGCAGGACCGAACAGGTTTAAGTCATCGCCGTTCTTTGAGTGCGTTCCGGTGGTTCCAATGCCGTGTGAGCGGTTAAGGAGTGGTCGCCACTGAGACAGAGGCAGCCCTTCCATGGCAATGTCCCACATGGGAGCGACGGTGTTCCATTGCTTCCGAACGATTGGCCAATCCTGGGCAAGCCACGCGAACCCGCAACCGAACAAGCCGCTTTGATATGGTGTGACGATTCTCGGAAGAAACGAATCTTGATTCTCGTGCGGCCGACGCAAGCACAGGACGCCGCCGTGAATGGCTTGGCTCCATTGGTCAACGAGCGCGAGAGCGTCCGGTGAAAGCAGGTAATCGTCCTCAAGGTAAAGGTTCACGTCACTTCCAAGCGCCATAGCGACGGACGCGGCGTGAAACGTGTTCGCCCAACAGCCAAGCTTCACAGCATTTCGAGAGATGACCGCATTGGGCGTGGCGATCATCAACTGTTCCGTCGCTTCTTTGACGGGCGGTTCACAGGAGAAAACGATGCGCCAATCACGCCAGGCCTTGTTTCCACGAATCGAGGAAAGCACTTGCGCCAAAAGATGCGGTCGGTCGTTGACGGGTATGGAAATGGTTTTCAGACCCATAATATCCCCGTTCCAAGCTTATCGTCCTTCGCGTTCTCAATGATCTCGACGTGCCTTCGAGTCTCCTTCAAACGGTCCCAAAGCAGACGCACCTCAACTTGATTGGGGCGCATGTTGGGCGTGATGTCGTGGAAAACCACGATCCCTCCAGGAGAAACGAGGGGACCATACCGTTCCCAATCGCTCGTCACATCAATAAGCGCGTGCCCCGCGTCGATGAACATCCAATCGAACGGAGCAAACTCTCTCACGCGGTTAAGTGTGGCGTCGTCTCGGGTGTCGCCTTTGACCCAGTCAATCGTGCAGGTGTTGCGCAAAGCCCAATGGCCATATTGGATGCGGTTGTCAGGGTATCCAACGTCGTCTTTCCACCAGTCCACCGAGAGAATATGAGCGCCAGGAACGCAGTTGTGCGCCCAACACCAGATTGAGCCACCATCAGCACTCCCGAGTTCGCAGATGTGCTTTGGCGAAGCGTGGCGAAAGTGCAGGAGAAGCAGCTCAAGCTCGAATGGCGATTGCCAAGTGTTGATAGATGGCGGTGGAAGCGTGATGTTCATGCGCCCTTCAAGAGCCAAGGGACCTTGGCGATTACGTTGCCAACGTCGAACCCAACGTATTCGCAGGTGGGCATCGAGTAACGCCAGAGCGCGGGGTTGTATCCTTCACACTCGTCAGCATCCACAACGAGGCATCTACAACCACCAGCAACCGCGAGATGCCAGTTGCCAGTGTTCACTCCGAAATATCTCCCAACGGCGCGGTAACGGGCAGCAAGCTTACGCAAAGGCGTTGGCGCGTCCGGATATTCTTCGATGAGCGTGAAATGCTTCTCAAGCTCAGAGCGAATCGGTGACCACCATTCGGTAGGGCGAGAGCGCATGTGCGCCCATTTCAAGGCAACAGCAGTGTGGAAAATGATCGGCGGCTTTTCGCCTTTAAGCTTCTTGATCCATTTAGCAGCTTGCGCCTTTTCGATTGGTGATAGGCGAACCACAGGAGGCGTTCGCCCATCTTCGCACTCGTAATTGAACATGCGCAGCTTGGACTCGATGAAGCGCGTGCTTCCGGGGTCCGGAAATACAGGCGCATCGTCAGTAATCCGGACGGGGCACAACCCTGTGAACAATGGCGCGAATCTTGCGATGCCTGTGGGAAGGCACATGATTGCGCGTTTGCCAAGGCGTTCAGCGAGCGGCGTGATCGTGAGTGTGTCTCCTAGTCCCGAGGCGTCGAGTTGTGGTCCGAGTTCTATCATGCCGTTAATGGGCGTCGTGGAAACGAGACGTGGAGACGGCGCCGTTGTAATGGAGATTTCCTGCTTTAATGACACATCCGATTCAGTCAACGGTTTAACAAGATCCTTTTCCGTTATGAGCGTCATTGTGTCCCTTGTGCTGGACTCCCACGCCGCGACAGACGCCTCTGTGAATGGTTGCGTCAAGAAGTTCTCTCGAGAGAACACGCAATCTGGAGACGTTGGCCACGACTCTTGAAGAACACGTTGTCCTGCCGCGAGCGCGAGCGCGCACGGAAACGATTGGTTTCCGATGAATCCGCTGGCTCCCGCAATGACGCGGGCGAGTTCAAGGAAGTCGGCGCATTGCCAGAACGCGGTCTTGACTCCAAAGGTGCGCTGAAAGTCGGCGTGTTCGGCCGGCAACCCGACGAACAGGAGACGCCCTTTGAATCGCTTGACGAGCATCGGCCAGGGAAACGCGGCATCTTCGGACGAGCGGTAGCGCGCAGAACGGTGGACAACGAACATGCCCGTTTGAATCGGCGATGGCACCGTGAGCCATGAATCGCGGGGGTGGAACTTCTCGTCTACGCCGAGAATGTGGCAGTGCATCCTGACGAGCGTAGAAATGCCTGTGCGTGCTCGAATCGCCTTATCTCCCCATTGCTCGCGGAATCGGTTCAAGTCAAACGCCGTGGTTGTGCCGGGGTATCGGTCGGAAAACACGGCTCTCGACAGGTATGGCTGGACGGCGAGCAACGGGAGAAGGCGCTCGAACTGCTCCATTCGCATCGGGTTGGCAGGCGGTGGCGTGCGCAGCGATTTGGGACCAAGGATCAACTTGCCGCCTCCAGCGAGACGGATAGCCGCGAGCGCATAGATGATGTCACCTAAGTCGCCTGAGTGGTAAAAAGCGGCATTGGGGTTGGCGACAACGGGCGCTTTCACCAGACGCCCCTTGGTTGGCGCAGCAATGGGCACTAGAGGCGTTTCTGGTGGTTGGGTGACAGGGATAGGCTGCTTCACCACTTCACCGCGCAGTGAGGCAGCAAACTCGCGGGCGAAAGCCGTATGCACAACGGAAACGACTGCTGGCGGTCGCGGGAGCGCATTTGTCCCGTTGACGGGATGGTTCCAGATCAACTTGGACGGGTGCGCGATGGACACGAACAGTTCTGCGCAAGACTTCTCGAAGTCCACGGAACGCTGTCCGATCAAGTTCTGGAACACGCGCTTGGGAAGATCAGGCGGGTAAATAGCTGTCGAGGCGATCAGTGGTTGCGCTGTCCCATGTGATTCAGGCGTGAGCAACTGGCCAAGGATCGGCTTGGTTTTGGCGTGTGCGCCATACTCCGCCTCCAATTCGAGCAGCCACCCTTTGCGCGTCGGCACACAGCGCGGCGAGAGATACAGGAATGGCGCTTTAATGCGTGAGGCGACGTGCGAAAGCGCAGTCTCAAAACGAAGGTTGTGCGCGTGCGGGTAGGACGGCGTTAACGATAACGGAGTGTGGATCAGCGAACCGCCTGCGGGGAATATGGGCTTCGCGGCGTCGAGAAGCGGCGTGTAGGCGGAAGCTTCGATGCCTTTGTCGGCGACGAATAGGACGGCATGGAACAGGATTGGGCCGTGAGTCGCAAGATGCGCCAGAAGGGAGGACGCTAGCCCAATCTCACTTTGCGCGACGGGGATGACGACTAGGAGTGGGACGGTCACTTTCCAAGCTCCTTTCGTATCCAGCAAAAATCAGGAAGCGTTGCTAGATCCAGACCCTTCGACGCCACTTGGATTGGCGCCCAAACCTTCAGAGATAGGACGCACCAACAAACTTCGCAAATGTGCAAGTCGCTTTCGCCGTTCACCGCGAGTTTCATCTGCGCCTTTGCCTCGATCTGGCGTCGAAGTTGGAGCGCCACCGGAGCCGCTAGGTTTTGGTAAATCGGATGCGGTTGGTTCTTTGGGCACGTCTTGCATACGGCTGCGCGGGAATCGGCGAGTGTTTGTGATACGGGCAACCCTCCAGCACCAAGCCATTCGCGTTTGGCACGGCGGTAACGGAGTGCTGCTGAAAAGGGGTTCATCGCGCAGCCTTCAATGGATACCGTTGCTTGTCAGCTAAGGCGCATAGTTTTCTGATTTGCGTGCGACTCATTTGAACCATGAGTTCAAGGATGGGAATCGCATCCGTGTCGCCTATGTTCCGGGCGTAGCTCAGACACCAAGCAGCATGTCCTGGTTCGTCGTTTCCGTCATCGGTGATGATGTGCAGCGATCCGCCAACCTCGTTTCCCGGTTTCAACAGGTAAGCGACGAGCAATGGCAGCACTTCCGGAACAGTTGTCTTCGTGTTCATCGCGCTAGGTGCTTCGAAGCCTCATCATCGCGCACGCTCATTGACTGCGCGTTCCTGCGCCGTGACACGCCGCACCCTGCGCACCCTTGAGAGCGTGATTTTACGGCGGCGAGCATGACTGGATCAGCGGGCGCAACGCACCACTTCGGGTCGTTGTTGAGCCGCGTGCAGGTGTAAAGATCGAGCGCATCAACGCACGCTTGCCATGATGGATCCAAACCTGATGCGCGGTTGTTCTTGCGTGCGGCTACGATCTGCTTCACGCGCTCGTCGAACACCATGCCGTCAGCGGGCGCAACCCAATTTATGGACGGCTCGCGATATGGGAATCCACCGGGAGGGGATTTGGAACGGTCAAGGAGTGGCATAAAGTTAGGCGGCAAGCTCCACGGCAGAACGCGCATCCTGATAGGCGCGCACGGCGCGGGACAGCCAGCGGGTGTTGTTGCGTTTTACGGAAGCGTCGAGATTGCCAAGCGCGAAACCGAGGCGGCGTGCGCCTTCGATGGCAACGACAAAAGCGTCTGCAAGGTCCGGCGAACGCCCAAGCCGCAGCTTTACCTCATCCTTTGGCTCAACGCTAAGGCGATTGCCTGCCATCGCCTTGTAAAGTCGCTTGCTCGCCTCCTTCACAGTTTCCATGTCGAGGTTGCGCGCCTGCTTCGAGATAACGAGATGACGGAAGGCAAACCAAAGCTCGCTTACCATCTTATCGAATACTTCGTCGCACGGCAGAAGCTCGCCTTTCTTGCGCCTCGAATCTCGATCTTCCTCGTAGCGTTTGTTGAGGAAGTTGGGGCGCTTGGTTGCCGTGCCGCCAAACTCGATGGGCTGAACAGCCGTCCCGATGGAATGGCCGTGCTCGTCTGTCCAAAGGCGCATAAGCGAGGCGGTAAACGAGGCGCGCCCTGTGCCGTCGTAAAAGACGTGCGCCGGTTTCACTTCCCACTTTTTGCACTCGACGATGCACTGGAGCGCGAGTTGGTCCTCGATGGACAGGTCGGCACGGTCGGAAGGCGTGTAAACGAGCGGTGGCGCGAGCGGAGCGAAGATGGCTTTGCCTGCAATGTCCTTGCCGAACGCGAACGGTCGCCCAACGGTTCTATCGCCGTGCGAAGCGGTGTAGGACAAATCTAGGGCGTAGAGAAGCGTCATCGGTTCGTGTCCCCACGTCACTTCCTCGAAAGCGTCGTTGCGCTCGCAGTCCTGGCGCGTGAGGACGCGATTCTCCATTGTTCCACGTGGAATCTTTCCCGCCGCGAACATATTGTAGAGCGGCGTGTCGAGGCCGTAATCGTCAGCGCACTGCTTGAGGTAACGGCGTCCTATGAGCTTGGGATAAGGCTCCGCGTTTTCGGGGAAATCGAGATTGGGGGAATCGCTCCCTATGAACTGAACGGCGCGCCCGTTGTTCCATCGGGTATCGAAGGCGCGCGAAACGTCGCTATCCGGAATGGAATCCCATCCGTTAACAGGTTCGCAAGCAGCAGCCAATGGGGTGTCGAGGTCGCCCAAGTTACCGAGGACGGCAGCGCAACACGATGGATTCGACGTAAGGTTGGCGAGAGCTTCGAGAAACCCAGGCGGCATAAGGCCCGCCTCGTCGGCTGCGAGGTAAACGTGATCGTTCTTGATACCGACAAACGGGGATGTTCCGCTTCCGATCAGCCATTTATTGCCCGTTTTACAAGGTCTTCCGAGCACACCATTGCGCCTATCGCGCCCTTCGACTTCCTTGCCGTCCGTCGTAATCATCTGCTTGGAGTCCGTTAGGTGCCCTGGAATCCAATCGAACTGGTCGTGCGCCTCCTTCCAAAGCATGACAATTTCTCCCCAGATGCGAAGATCCAACTCGTCGCGTGTGGTTGAGGAAACGAGTACGGTGGTGCAATCGGGGCGAGCAAGGTAAAACGTAAGGTAAGTCAGTCCGACGGGACACGATTTGCCGCTGCTCGAAGGTCCCCAGACTCCGAGACGGTGGCGTGGCCTACACAGCTCATCGAGCAGCAATAGCGCCCACCGTTGCCATTTGAACCACGGCCACACTAGGCGCGAGAAAGCAACAACGTGATGCGCCAAACCCATCCCATACTGACGCCCGTTAAGTTCCCACGAACCACCATACTTGATGCACTCCAGCTCGACTTGGGCTTGGGACTCCAAGTTGAACTTGCAGCCGTATGCGTCGATGTGTTTAGGGCCTTTTGCCATGAAATCAACTACCCCTCCCAACGCCTGAATGCGCCAGCACTTGGGTGGGGACACAAGCGTGGTTTGAGCGCGGGAGGGGGTTTGTGGGCCACGCTTGGGCGGCCAAATCGGACGCGGCATTCATACGCGTGTCGCAATCGCTGACACGAAAGCGGCTGTGTGTCAAGCGTTGACTTTGAAGCTCAACGCGTAGAGAGTGCGGCTAATCGGTGGGGTTAAAGCTATGCCACAACCTAAAACCCCGCCATGAGCGAACTCCTTCAAAGCGCCGACTGTTGCGATAGGCCATGCCCTTCGCCGCTCGTCCAGAACATACCAGGGCCGCAAGGTCCTGCGGGCGCCACTGGCACCAATGGCACAAACGGACGCGATTCGTTCACCGCGACTACGGCTCCGTTCACGATGCCCGCCGAGGGTGATGTTGTGACCGTGGACGTTCTCGTGAGCGCATGGGCAGTCGTTGGCCAAGTCGTTGCCGTGGGTCAGTTGGGCAGCGGTAGCTTCGGGTATTTCGCCGTGAGTCAAGCACCGGACGCCACGCACGTCACTCTCGTTAACATCGCCAACACGGCGGCGAGCGCATACCTCGTCAACAGTCCACCGGGCACAGTTTTCCCAACGTCGAGCACAGTTGGACCGGCGGGGTTGCAAGGGCCGACTGGAACAGCGGGTTCAAGCGGAGCACCCGCAGACGCGACGTATATCACGCAAACGCCCAACGGCTCGCTGACGAACGCGCAGGCGCTATCGGGTTTGCCTGATGGTTTGATGGAGCTGGCTGGTGGTGGAAGCGGGGTTGTTTCAAGTCGGCCACTCGGTATCGCTGATGGCTTTGTAGCGCCATGCAACGGAGGTTTGACGGCGGGGATGATGGTCGCCGCGACTGCGAACGGCATTACAACGCCAACTCAGGCGGCGGCGAGGACCGCTCTTGGTCTTGGCACCATGGCGACTCAGAACTCCAACAACGTCAACATCACAGGCGGCTCGATTACGGGCGTATCCATTTCGCCGGGAGCGGGACTTGTTGGTGGTTGGATCATTCTCCAGCATCAGGAGAACACGAACATCGACTCCGGTGCAGTGGCGAGTGGCTCCTACATCGACGTGCCTTTGAATGTCATTGTGCTGGACACCCCCGCCGGCACAACGCTGATTGCCAATGTCGTCACGCTTCCGGTTGGCACGTATCGCTTCCGATGGAGCGTGCTTGGCTACAAGGTGGACAACTTCTCCACGCAACTTGTGCAAGGCGTAGGAACTGTGGTGGCGCTTGGGTTGAACGGCAGGGCGCTCGTGGCGAGCGACGAGCAGACGACGAGCACGGGATGGGCAAGGGCGACGGCGACGGCAGGCGCGGGACAGCAGTTCCGATTGCAACTCCACGCCGAGACGACAAATGGGACCAATGGCTTTGGAAAGCCCAACGGATTTGCGACGAGTGAGATTTACGCAACGCTGGAAATAGAAAAGGAAACCACTTAGGCCGTGCCTCCTCCGTCTACAGGAGCAACAGCAGATGGGGTGAGTATCATTCGCTCCGGAATGCATTCTGGAGTGCAACCTCGCCTACTTCCTCAGGATCAAGTCGCGTTCGCCATCAACGTCACGTTCCGCAACGGGCTTCCTCGAACACGTCCTCTTTATCGCCGACTCGCGCTCACGTTTCCTGACGCCTCCACGCAAGCCAACGCCACGCAGGCACTATTTCAGGACGCGAGTTTTTATCAGGCATTCGGTGGTGGTGATAGCTGCCTTGTGGCGAGCATCGGAGGCAGGCTGTTCCGCTATCTCGTAGGCGACGGAAGCAACACCGTTGATGACATTTCCGTAAACAAGACCACAACCGTAATTGCGCCGGGGTTCACAATTCCAGCCATCGGAACAAACGTGACGGTGCCGGTGACTTCCACCACGGGTTTCCAACCGAACACGCGCATCATCATTGCGGGCGCTAATTACATCGTCGTTTCGATCATCGACAGCTCGCACTTGGAGGTGTCGAACGTGGACGGGATAGCAACGGGCGTCGTGGTGGCAGGTGCCACCGTCATCTACAGCGATTTGAACGACGCCACCAATCCTAACGCATGGATGTGGCAAGCCGAGGATTTCTTGATCGTCCAGAATGGTGCGGCTGATCCTTTGTTCTTCGACGGGGCAAGCACGCGGCGTTCTCTTGGGCAGGCTGGAAACGAACTGCCAGCGGGGTGCATGGGCGTCTATGTCCAAGGACGCGTGTGGATGGTGCTTGCCGGGACCAACCAAGGACCAAGCAACAGCTACATGGCGGGGGACTTGGTTTACACGCACGGGTTCACGGACGGCTACGATGGAAGATCGGCGGTGCTCCAAACGCAGGAGCTTTCCCTTTTCAGCGGTGGTGCGCCTTTCTCGGTGCCCGTGAGCGCAGGACCGATCACCGGCATGGGCACAACGGCGGTCATGGACACGAGCCTCGGCCAAGGCTCGCTCGTCGTGATGACGCACAACTCCGTGTTCAGCGTGAACGTGCCGCTGGACAGGGCGCTCTGGTTCCAGAGCCAATCGCCATTGGTTGTGGTGAGCCTTCCCAATTACGGCACGACAGGGCAGAACGCTCTTGTGACGGTCAATGGCGACTTGTGGTATCGCAGCATCGACGGGATTCGATCCTACCAAGTCGGGCGCAGGGACATTGGGACTTGGGTGAATACACCCTTGAGCGTGGAGATGGAAAGGGTGCTCTTGCGCGACACGCAGCAGTTGCTTGGTAATATCAGCGGCGTCCTATTCAACAATCGGCTGCTCATGGGGTGCGCGCCGTTCACGATTGACGGGCGCGGCGTGGCTTGCCGTGGATTGATCGCGCTGGACTTCAACAACGTGAGCACGCTCACGACGCGCTCGCAACCGTGCTACGACGGGCTTTGGACGGGCGTTCGCATCCTCAAGATCATCAAGGGCACGTTCAACGGCGTGGATCGTTGCTTCGCGTTCGCCATCGGGTGCGATAACGACATTCAGCTCTGGGAGCTTCTGCGCGACGAGCAAGGCTACTTCGATTGGGACGGCACGCAGGACGTAGCCACGGAATCGGTTATCGAGACGCGCTCGATGGGATGGAGTGACAATGGCAACAAGTTGAAGCGCCTCTTGTGCGCTGACCTTTACTTGGACCGCCTCGCTGGCAACGACGACGTGACGATCATGTTCAAGTATCGCAGCGACGAAGATCCGTTCTGGAATAGTTGGCACGAATTCCAGCTTTGCGCTCCGATCCACGATTGCAGAACCGCCGATTGCCCCACCTTTCAGGACGTTAAGGAGCAGTATCGCACCTACGTCAGATTGCCGGACCCAAGCGACACGCCATGCTCACCGATCACACGGAGAAGCCCTAGGACGGGATACGAGTTTCAACTGTACATGTGGTGGAAAGGTTTCTTGCAATGGAACCGCGTTCATACGTGGTCAGCGGAGATGTCCGATAGCGTCGTTCAGGGCTGCCCTACCACCGAGGATTGCACGCTGCTCAAGGGGTGCGACGAGCCTTGGTTTGGTTACAGCGTGGACGGGTGCGGCCAAGTTCCACCGATACCGCCTCCGACCCCACCGGGACCTCCTGGACCACCTGGGGGATCAAACGTGCCATCCATCATCACCGAGGGCGGGACGCCTATCGTTGAAGAACCTGGAAGCCCTGGGATACGCACTGAGGACCAGCTACCAGTGCCTCCTGGTTCACCGCCTCCGAACCCGCCTCCTCCTGCGCCGAATGTTCCTCCCGTGTGGCCAGTGCCAGCCCCGTTCCCTTGCGTTGGAGACGGGTTCGACCTGTCGCCGCTTCAAGTCGTGGACTTCCTCCAAAGCCCACCACTTGCTGGATATGTTGGCGTGCCGAACGTCGCAGATCCAACTGATTACGTTAACACCAACGGCGCTCCGGGATGTTTGCAGGCATGGACGGATGCCGTTTGGGCTAACTTCTTGGCCAGCGGCACACCTTACTCGCAGGCACGCGTTGTTTGGTATTTGTTGCCAACGAGCGGAAAAGGTTTCTTCGCTACCGCCGTATTCCCTAATCAATCAGGAGGATACATAGGTGCCATTAACTTAGATTATAAATTAGTTGTGGAGTGGTGTCCGTAATTATGAAACTCACAGACAAACTCATTTGGCTTTGGCTCGCTATCGTGCTCTCCTTGAGCGCACGCGCCTTCGTCACGAACAACATACCCATATCGCAATTACCCCTTACGACGAACGTCCTAGATACCGCCTATTTCCCGCTCATTCAGCCATATCCTGGGCGAACGACGAACGACACGTTCAGGGCTTCTACGGCAGACATATTCAAGGGACGCGGGACGATCAGCGCCACCAACATTTACGTCATCAACCTTTACGCGACCAACATCTACTCGACGAATCTATTCATCACGAACATCGTCCTCAACGGGTGGGGTTTGGTCATAACGAACGGTTCTCCGAGTGCGCCTCCTGCAATTCCCACCGTTCCCACGCTTTGGATTGACACCACGACGAGCCAATCGTGGGTCTGGGACACCGTTGGCCTTGTTTGGGTGCCCATTAACCCGTCGCTCAACACTGGACTGTTTGCGGTTCCGACCGTCGCCGAGCTTAGGTTGATAACGCCCAACGCCTTTTCCACTTGGGCGACGACGTGGGGGAACTTGGCTCCGGGTGACGGGCAGGGCAGGAACTATTGGTGGAACGCGGCAGACCTTAACCCTGATGACGGAATAAGCGTGATAATGCCCCTCAGTTATGCGCCGATAACCCCTGGAAGATGGAACGAACAATGAAACGATTACTCGCAACGGTTCTGCTGGTGGCTGTGGCTTTTCGGTTGAGTGCCGCGCCTTACGTGATTCAACTCGACGACAGCACCGATCCAGATGCCGTCGCACGGTTTCACGGCCTCGGAATGAAACATCGGTGGACACACGCCCTAAAAGGGTTCGCATCGGATTTGAACGACAACCAAGTTTCCCGATTGAATCGCGATACCCGCGTCAAGACAGTTGAACCGGACGTTACGGTGACGATGTTCTCGCAGGTGGTGCCGACAGGCGTTCAGCGCATCGGGACGCTATCAAACTCGTTCGCGCACATCCTTTCCAACACGAACGCGGTAAACGCCGACATTGCCATCATCGACACTGGCATCGACCTCACGCACCCAGACTTGAACGTGAGCACGAATCGGCAAGTCACTTTCGTAGCCAACACACTCACCGCGAACGATGACAACGGGCACGGTTCCCATTGCGCGGGCATCGCCGCAGCCATCAACAACACGATTGGCGTAGTCGGAGTGGCACCGGGGGCAAGGTTGTGGGCCGTTAAGGTGCTCGATGCGAGCGGAAGCGGGGCGCTATCGCAGATCATCAGCGGTGTTGATTGGGTGACTCAGAACGCCTCTCAGATTCAGGTCGCCAGCATGAGTATCGGAGGCCAGGGAGACAGTTCAGCCCTTCGCAGCGCCATTCAATCAAGCGTGGGCACTGGTGTCGTTTACGTTGTGGCGGCAGGAAATTCCTCCTTCGACATTTACGGAGGGGACAACGTGCTTGGAACAAGCGATGACTTCTTTCCCGCCTCCTACCCTGAGGTATGCACAGTGAGCGCATTGGCCGACAGCGACGGTATTCCAGGTGGGCTAGGAATAGCCACGTCCTACGGTTACGACGACACACTCGCAACATTCTCGAATTACTCGATCAACGTCGATGCGAGCAACCCTATCACGTCGCCTGGTAAGGCGATTGATGTCGCGGCACCGGGAGTCAACATTTACTCGACCTACAAGAACAACGGGTATGCGAGCTTGAGCGGAACAAGCATGGCGTGCCCGCACGTCGCGGGGGCAGCGGCTCTCTGGATTGCCCAATACGGAAGGGCGACGAACGCCGCGCAGGTTTACGCGATTCGACAAGGACTCATCAACAGTGCCGAACCCCAAGGCGCGTGGGGCAAGAACTTCACCAACCCTAACTGGCGCTTGGAGAAGAACCCCGAAGGGTTAGTGCGCGTGGACACGTTCCCGATCAATCCAGGGTTGTATCCAGTGGTCACGATTACGTCGCCCAACACCGGCAACGCGATTTGGGGCTACAAAACGACGACCTCGATCAGCTTTGTAGGGACCGCGAGCGACCCCGTGGCTGGTGACATTACCTCCAAGCTCGTGTGGACGGCGGCGATTAGCCCAACGGCGACGGCGCTTGGTTCGGTCACACCCGTCCAGATTGGCACCGGGGGAAGCTTTAGCGCGTCAATTTCGAGCACCGGCTATTGCGCGATCATCGCTAGCGTCACGAACGCGGCAGGGTTGAAGGCGGTCGCCAATGCTTACCTCCAGATCTCCGCGAGCACCGCGCCTTACACGACGGCTCCGGTGGTGACGATTACCGCGCCCACCAACGGCGTCACCTTCGCAGCCACCAACCTCGTTCCGTTCGCGGCGACAGCGGTAGACGCCATCGACGGCAACGTGGCTTCGTCGCTATCATGGAGCAGCAACCTTGGAGGACAGCTTGGAACGGGATCAACCTTCCAAGGGCAGCTTCCCATCGGCACCAACGTGGTGACGGCGAGCGTCAAGAACGGTGGTAACTTGACAGGCACCGCGAGCGTGACTGTCTACGCGACAGGTTCGCTCGTCGTCTCGAACACGCCTCCGCTCGTGTATATCGCGCACCCCGGAGCGGGGTTGTCGGTGCCGCAAGGAACGCAGGTGACGGCCAACGGGGTCGCGTCCGACACGGAAGACGGCGACCTTTCGAGTGTCATTACGTGGCGCGATTCGATTGACGGGTATTTGGGGGCGGGAGCGGGTACATCTTATACTCCTTCCTCGATGGGTACTCACACGATCACGGCGCAGGTGCAGGATTCGGGAGGGCTTACCGCATCGGACACCGTAGACATAACGGTGACAACGGCCTCTCCTCCACCAACCGCACCATTGCTTGCAGTTGCTCTCACGACGGATTCTACGAGTTACATCAACAAGCAGAAGGCGACTTTCAAGGCGGTAGTGACGGTAAGCGCCGCGCCCATCGCAGGAGCCTCGGTGGTATTCACGCTCGTAACGCCCAAGGGACACATCAGTTACTTCAACGCGACGACAGATTCGACGGGAACAGCCACGGCGTCTTGGTCAGTGAACACGAGCAGCGCAGGCAAAGGGACGGCCACGTTGACCGCCAACGCGAGCAAGACAGGATACACAGCCAACCAGAGCGGGCTCACATTTTTACTTCGATGAAACGATTACTCTCAATCCTTGGGTTGGTGGTAGCAGCGGTAAACACGCACGCCGCACAGATTTGGACCGTCAACTCTGTCAACGACCTGATCTACCTTAACGCAAGCACGATCAACTCAAACGTCTTCGTGGTGTGCGGCTCGACATTCGCCGACGGACTCGGTGGCATTTTTACATTTGAACGCGGGAGTGTGGCGGCGACCAACGACATTGCCAATCGTGGCCCATTTGCGAGCGTCAACCCGCTCTCGCCCTCTGGCTTATGGTTTGTGTCGGTGGCTGGATCGACGCCATCGGGAGATGCGCTCTGGACGAACTCGGTGGCAGGTGGCGTAAGCATCCTCGAACCCGTTCCGACACTCAGTTACAGCTACCTTTACGCCTCCAACTTCGTGACGCGAGGCACGGTGAGCATGTTGTCCAAGTCGCAGGCGCTCACGCTTGGTACGAACGTAATCGAGGCGGGCACGCGCTCGCAATTCATCCTTCAATCGCCAACCAACGACGCCACGCAAGTGATCCTCGCGCTCGACGCGGGCACGAACACGATTCAAATTCTTGAGATTTACAGCTTCGATACCAACGGCGCGTTCACGCTCCCCAACAACAGCCACGTTTACAATGCGAGCGGTGGCGTGGTGAAGCTCTTGGGTGATACGGATTGGGTAAGCACCAACGCTTCGGTGAGCATCTTGCGCTTCGTGTCGCCAGATTGGCGGGAGATTGGGAGGTGGCAGTTGAATCAACCTCCGCCGCTGCCGGGAGGAGGATATTGGACGAACATCGCGGGCATCCTCCAGCAGATTGACAAGTCGAAACCCGTGATGGTGACGAACAAGCTTGAGTTTGGGTTTGGCGAAACCAACTACGTTGTGCTTGACCCATCCGGGACGGCGTTGGACGTGGTTAATAGCGGCGGTACAGCAGGAGTGAACCTTCAAACGGGTGGTGGAGGTCAACTTTCATTCGTGGTCAACGATTCGTCAGACAACGGACAGGTGAACGCGAATAAAACCTCGCTCATCTTCGGCAACTCGACTGCCAATCTCCAGCTTATCGGCAACAATCTCAGCGGCAATGTTCACGGACACACGCTCGGATCGAAGCTTGTTTCGTTCGGCGATTTGTGGGACGAGGGAACGATTTACGTTTCGGGATTGTTCTCGTTGCCATTCACCAACTATTCCCGCCTCGCCATCTCCCACGGTGGCACCAACGGCGCAGTCGTGTTCGATTCGCAGGCAAGTGGGATTGCAGGAAACCCTCGCCCGTTTGACTGGGACTGGAACGGAACCAACGCGATGCGTTTTAGCGCGAGCGCGGGCGTCGAAACCCTAAAGTTAAGCGGCAACGTCGCTGGCAGCACAATCGTTTCGATTGACGACAGCGGAAACGGATCAAAGTTTCTTGGTGGCAGCGCATCTTCGCAGTGGGGTATCGCTGATGGCAGCGTCGGGCTTACAGCGTTTAGTAACAATCGAATCGTACCTTCCACTGACGCGGTAATCGACCTCGGTTCCACGAGCAGCGCGTTTCGTCGTTTCTATTTAGCAAGTGCCGACATCCAAATCGAATACGGGAGCACAAACGCAACCCCATCAACTCCAGCAACGCCAATCTATTGGGTGGAAGTAACGGTACGCGGAGACACGAACCTCTACAAGATGCCGCTCTACAAGTAAGGATTTATGGGAAACATTTTGCTTCCAATTCAGGCAGGCTCTTTACCGGCTTCGTATTGTTTTTCAACATGGCAAGCGTTGCTGAACGACTTCTCGAATCTCCAGAAGGCTGTGCTAGCCAACGGCCGTACGTATTACAACATCGGCGACACCAAGCCCGCCCCTGAATTTCAGGCGTATCCATGGATCAACACCGGGTTCCGAAACCTGATATTCACGTTCAACGGCGTGTGGCGTTGCCCTAATGGATACAACGCGAACGAGCGCAGGCTGTGGTCGGGCGACTTGACGCAGCTTGTGACGTACGACGGCGGTAGCGCGGGAGCAGTGACGCCGACGAGTGGGCCAATGTGGGTTGAGTGCGTCCCCGCTCAAGGAAGGGTTCCTATGAGTCCAGGGAATGTTCCGGGGACAACGGGACCAAAAACGCTTACTGTCGGCGAGCAGTACGGATCAGGAGAGGTCACATTATCTGAGGCCAACGGCGCGGTAGGATCTCACGTTCATGGTTTCGGCAAGTACCTCAGTGGTGCAGCCGGGTTCAACACGTTGGGAAACTTCACGGTGCCTGCGTATAACGGTGCGGTGGTGCAAGGCATCAGCAGCGGGACGGGACCGGACACGACGGTTAACTTGTTCACGCTTCCATCGGGCACCGGAGCGACAGGAGTGACGCCGACACCTTTCTCTATCGTGCCGCCTGTGATCGGCACATATTTGATTATGCCCAGCGGCAGACAATTCTTCGTGATCCCTTAATTTTATGTCAACCCGATTAACTGTCTCGGATTTGCAAGGGAGCCGCTGTCCTACAGTTTTGAACGTCTGTCCATCGGACGCTCGCTTTTTGCAATGGCTCAACCAAGCCGAGTCACTTCTTTTGAATCAGGGACGTTGGTGGGGCAGCGTGCAAGAGGCACGCTTCTGTCTTTTCGACACCTGTTGTTTGACGTATCCCCGCGAAGTCGCCGTCGTCGAACAAGTGCAGGTGTGCGGAAACAACATCGACACCAACAACGCCTGGTACAACTTTACTCGGATTTTAGCCTCAACCTCTCGCGGCTTCGGTGGCCAAGGCGTCGGCTTCACGAACACAGTGAACGCAACGGGGCGCAATCAATTCGGCAACTGCTCCCAAGGATGGCCGCAGCAGCAGATGAAGGCGGGCACGGCGGCGAGCTTCTCTACGACTCGCGGCGTCACGCAGACGATACGATCGTATCCGACCAACGCGCTCGATGTGGGCAAGCAGTTGATCTACCAAGGGCGCGATGCCAACGGCATTTGGGTTCGCACGATGATCGACGGAGTGATGCAGGACGGGGAGCGTGTGACACTCGCCATGCCTTTCGTGGATACGGTGACGGTATGGGGTCCTGGCGCTCCCGTAGCGGTGCAGAAGGACGTTACTGCGGCACGCGTGCTCGCCTACGCCTACGACACCGTGGCGCTCACGGAACGGGCACTTGCGGATTACCAGCCTGGCGAGACACGTCCAAGCTACCGTCAGGCGACCATCCAGCAACTCCGGAGCGTGCAAGGTGGATGCTGCGGCACGAATCAGAACAATGGGCAAAGCGTGCGTCCGACCACGATCACAGCGCTGGTTTCGCTCCAGCACGTCGAACTGAGGTCGCCGGGAGATTGGCTGATTCTCCAGAACCTCGACGCCTACGAAAGCGCCATGATGGCCGTGAAGGCGAAGGAGGAACACGATTACGCGGGGTTCATGTTCAACTTCTACGGGACGGCGGCAGCGCCAAGCAACGCTCGCGGAGCGAAGCGGGTAATCAATCGCGGTGGCGCGATACCACTACTCGTCGCGGAGCAGCGCCGGATGAGCGGCGATCGAACGGCGATTTACAGTTACGTCGATGAAACGCAGAAGCTCCCGGCGACCATGCTGGGGTTTAGATGATATGAAGAAATTCGCCCTGAATTACGGTATGAAAGGAGGGTACTAAGGTGGGATATTTAGCTGGCATCGGTGCCCTCGAAGGTGGCATCGCCACACTGTTCGCGGCAGGCGAGCAGAACAAGCGTCTGTCGCAGCTTAAAGACATCGCCAACACCCCTGGCATTGACTTTGGCGCGCTCACTTCGGGCGCATTGCAGGGGTATCAACAGAATTTAGGCGCGGCCACTGGACTCGCGTCTCAGCTTTCAACGGCAAACCAAAAGCAGTTGAACGCGCAGCAGGAGCTTGCTCTGCCCGGGTTGGGTGCGGCACGATCAGCGCAACTCAGCCAGATCCAGAAGCTTTTCGGCGGTGGCCAGGACTTCCAGAACGAAGTGCAACGCCTGGGCGGCATTGCGGGCGTCGGGAGCGGGTTGTTCGGGAGCGGTGCGGGACAGTTGCAGTCGATCTACAAGGGGTATCAGCAGCAGAACGCGGATACGGCGCTTGGAAGTGGCTTGCTGTCGAGCCTGATAGGTTCACTCAAACTCGCCAACACACCGGGGATTCAGGCGTTCATCGGACCCGACATTTCGCAGCAGCTTGCCACGCGCTCGAACGAACGAACGCAGCGCATCAGTGGGTTGACGGGCGCGGCCATGCAACCGACTGGCAACGAGTTGATCTACCACCACATGCAGCAGGAAGGCGCGAGCTTGGAAGGGTTAGGACTCGGCGGTGGTGGGTTTGGTGGAGGCGGAGGTGTAGGAAGCAACAACTCGTTCAACGTGTCCGACTACATGCAGCAGCGGAACATGATGAACGATTATGGCGGCGGTGGGGCGTTCGGTTCCAGCGACGTAGGGTGGGCGCTTGTATGAGCCTCTTGATCCACGACATGCTCTTTGACCTTTCGGGCAAGCGCGAGCTTCGCCTGTCGGCCATCGAGAACGGCAGGCTTATCGGAGTTGCGAGCGTGGCCAACTTTGGGCGTTCTGCGGGGACGATATTTCAACTCTTTGTGCGCCCCGACGTAAGAGGCAAGGGCGTGGGCACGGCGCTCGTGCGGGTGGCTTGCCAACAGGCCAAGGATGCCGGTGCCGGGGCCATGAGCGCGATTGTCGAACCCGGTGGGCCGATGGGCTTTTGGGGAGGCCTAGGGTTTAAGGCAGCGCACGTCGATGGACCCAATCTGCTAGTCGTAAAGCAACTGGAATAAAAGCGTATGGCAAACGGACCAATCACGGTGGACGAGAATTTCGGAGCAAACCTGGCCAGAGGCGCAAGCATCGGAAACATGCAGGTGATGCAGGCGGAACGAGCGCAACAACTGCGCAGCGAGGAAGCTTTGCGCATGGTGCAGGAGAGGCACCTCGCGGCACAAGCGGATCAGCTCGCCTACAATCTCCAGCAGGCGCAGGCCGAGAAAGCGAAGGAGGATCAGGATTTGCAGACGGCAGATTTGATCCACCACACCATGACAGAGACGACTGACGCCACACCTGAGCAAGCCACGCAGGCAACCGATCAGTGGCTAATCAATCGAAATCCGAAGGCGGCAATGAAGATTGGGCAAGCGAGGTTTCTTATGTCAAAACCGGAGCTGGCCCAGGAGGCGTTACAGACCAAGGAGAATGTCGCGCAGACGCAAGCTGCGGGAGCAATGGCGCGCACACAGGCGCAGCAAGCAGGAGCGTTGCAGCGCACCCAGCTTCGTGTTCAAAGCCCGCACTTGGATGCATTCACACAATCGCTCGGCGACTACCAGAAAGCTCTCGAATCAGGGGACGACGAGAAAGCTTCGATGCTCAAGGCGAGGCTGCAAAAGCTCTCCGGCCAGCTTCCATCTGCGGCAATGCGCGAAGGGGAGGATTTGGCGACCGTAAAGGACAAGCTTGCAACTCTCACGCAGAAGATGAACAGCTTGCCAGAAGTTGATCCAGCAGACGAAGCTCAACGCCAGCACTACCAGAACATCGTTGACTCGATGGAATCTCGCCATGGCCAAGAGGAAATCTCGGTGGCAACACCGGGAGGCCCGGAGGTTAGAATAACCAAGGGCGGGAAGAAAGAACCTGGAGCACTGACACCGGCTGAGACAACGCGCTACGGCGAGGACATTCAAGCCACGAGCAACGCCTTGAGAAACCTGAACCGACTCCGGAGCCAGTTAGGTGCTGGAACGGTTGGTGCCGGACCAGTCGTGGAGAGTTTCATCTTCGATAAAGTTTTGAGCCAGCTTGGCGCAGACGTTTCGGACAAGGCGCGGGTGGCTGGACGCCAGAACATTCGCCTCTCGACGCAGCAGGTGCTTGGCGAATTGAACAACCGTGGACGCCTCTCCAATCAGGAGCTAAACGCCATTAAGGACGCAATGCCGTCACTTGGTATGGCTGAGTCCGACCCCAACGCCAAAGTGAAACTGGATGAGCTTCGTTTGATGTTGGCCGAGAAGGGAGCGTCGGCGGCTACGACGATCAAGCGTCCGGTGAGCGACGAGATCCTCCAAACGCTCGCCCATTTGTTCCCGCCGGGGGCGGAAGGCGAACGAGCCATGGCGGCAGAAGTGCGGAATGGTTCACTCAACCGGGATGTCGCTCTCCAAGTCCGTAAATGGCAGAAATCGAAAGGACAGTGATGCCCCACGATTTGAGCGACGAAGAATTTTTGAGACTATCCGAGGATAGGCCGGATCAGAGCGCGATGGCGACGGTGACTGCGCCCGCTCCTGCGCCAATCCTTCCCATGTCAGCGACGGCGTTGGCTGCGATGGGGACAAGTGGAACAAATCTTAACGCTCCCCCTCCTTTGGATGAACGGGAGATCGCGCTTGGGAGGATGGGAAAGCGCGAAGGTGTTCCATTTCACGAAGAAGGATTGCCGACGGGTGGTGACATTGGACTAAAGCTGCGCTCAACTCCGGAGGAACAGATTAAGTATTTGGCCAAGACCTATGGTGCAGAGAACGTCCGGATGAACGAGCTTGGAGAGCCCGTGGTGAACATCAAAGGTGAGGATTACGTCGTTGACCCGCATAAACTAACGCTGAACAGCCTTACGGGATTGCTCGCCTATGCTCCGGAAACGCTCCTTTCCGCGCTCGCATTGAAGACAGGCGGAGCAGATGCCGGATTGATGAAGCAGGCTCTCTACGGGGCTCTAGGATCGGCGGCGGCGAGAGCAGGTAAAACCGTAGTCACAAGGGCAGCGGATCAGGAACCCGTAAACTTCGGACAAGCCATAGGTCAAGCCGCAGCTCAAGTTCCGTTGGATACAGCGGCAGGGGCGCTCATGGGAGGCGTTCTCAAGGGGGGTCAGATCGCGTCCGATGTAGTCCAAGGAAAAGGACTCCCAAATCCTCTAGCTGGAACGTCTCTGCTTTCCCCTGCCAACCCTGAGTTAACATCGGAAGGCGTCACTGCGGCACAACGGCTGGCGGCACGTTCAGGGATACCGGCAAAGCTTTCACCCGCCGAGGCAACTGGCATACCCCTGCTTGCGCAACTCGAAACGCGACAAGAGAATGTGGCGGCAGGTGCGGGGCCGATGATCGCAGCCAAGAAGGCACGTGATGAGGTAAGCCGTGCATGGCAAAACTGGATGATTCGACCGGACACACTTGGGACAGATGAGGAAGTGGCTCGCAGGGGGTTAGGCGTGCTCAAGTCATCTGTCGATCCATTCGAGAAGGACGTTGCGCTAGCGCAGTTCGCCCAAGACGCGGAGCGCAGAGGAAATGAGAGAATCGTGAACTCACTGAGGGCGCAAGGCGAAGCTTCACAGCAAGCCAAGGTGATTCGGGATTTCGGAGTGGACAAGCTTCCCACAGAAGGTGTCCCGATGACGGAAACGGGAGATTTGATACGCCAACGGGCCGTGGCGATGCGTGACGCGAGCAAGGATGCCGTCGATCAGGCGTACGACAAGTTTTACTCAAACCCTGCTGTGATGGACCCGGTGATTAAGGGGACGGGTCTGAAATCAGCCGTTGACTCGATGATTGAGGATCTTCCGAAGGTGACTAAACCAGAAGGAGGAACAGTCCCAATAGACACGCCCATCAGAGGACGACTCCAAGAGCTTTCGAGCAAGCTCGATCAAGGGAACGTCTCGATTAACGACTTGAAGCAGATTCGTACCGACGTAGGGGACGCTATCACACGCGGAGAGGCGGTTCCCGGGGTAAAGGAAGGCCGGTTAAAGCAGCTCTACTCGCAAATATCCAAGTCAATCGAGAATGGCTTGGACGAAATCGGCGACCCCGAACTCAAGCAGGCGTGGAATGACGCCACTGCCGCATACAAAGCGCACGCGGAAAGGTTCAGTGACCGCAACGTGGCCCCACTTTTCCGGGAGATGGACCAACCTGGGGTTGGAAACACGGAACTCGTCAAGAAGCTCATCTCCAAACCCGACAGCTACGAGGCGCTCAAGGGGTTTTTGGGCACCGGATCGAGCGAACTGTCGGCTTTTCACAAAACGGTGCGCGAAAGCCTACTCCAAGACGCGCTCGCCGATGGTTCCAGCACTGCCGTAAGCGGTGACAAGCTCATCAGCAGCCTTGAAAGCTTGCGGAAGGCTAATCCGACGCTTTTTAACGACGCTTTTGGGAGCAACGGCCAACAATTCGTAAAGGCGGCGCGGGTTTTGTCGTCTTTCCAGCACAATTTACCCGCCGAAGACTTGGAGGCACTCCTAAACCCAGCCAACAAGGCCACCCCGAATGCGCTTTCTCGACTCCAGATGGCCGAACAGCGTTTGAAAGACGAGTACACGAACGGCGCGCTCAAGGATTTCATCAAAGGCGACCGTGCCGACCTCAATCCGGACCAGTTCATCCGTTTTTTGCCCACCTACAAGCTTTCGGACGTGAAATCGGTAATGGACCGTCTGGAAACGGGTGATCCAGAGGTTGCGGAGCAAGTCCGTCGCAAAGTGGCGCAGTCCCTTTTCAATGAGGCGAGGCGTTCTCCGACGCCGGCCGACACGCTAGCGCAGCTCCAAGGCAAGAAGGGCGACATTGTGAGCGGTTCCGGCATCAACAAGGCGTTAGGAACCGGCGACCAGTTGGAGAAGTACAAAGTGCTGCTCGGTCCTGACCTTTTCGAGAGCATGACGGATTACGCCAAGCGCGAATTGCTGCGGGAGGAGAAGCAACGAGTCGGTGGTGGGGCCGGGATGCTTGCCAAGGGTGAGGGTGTATCGAGCTTGCTCAATGCGCTGACTCCAGGGGAAGGAGGACGCACGTCGATCCTCAAGGATCTCTCGATGCTGGCGCGGGACAAGATCGCGTCGTGGATACTAGCCTCACCGAAACTCAACTCACTCTTGCTGACCCCGCACACACTGGAACAGATGCCGAGATTGATGCGGGCGATTGTAACCTCCGAACCATTCGTGCGTGCTGCGACCACCGAGTTAAAAAACCCAGGCGCAACCTACAAGGTGCTTTCAACGCTCAAGTCAGCCTACGGTGAAGACCAGAACGCGGCACCGCAAGGGCATAGCATGAGCGACGAGGAATTTCTTCGAGAAGCCAATCCAAGATAACGAAAGGAAACAACGTGCCCGCCGTTACAGATCGTCAAAGAAAGTTTATGGGTTCCTGCTATGGGTGGGAGAATTCCCATGGTGGAAAAACCAAACCAGGATGCCCTGATATGAAGGTGTCGCGTGAGTTTGCACACAAGCCTGCTAAGGGCTACAAAGGGAAGAAACGACCATGAAACCAATGCACCTGCATCTCAAGAAGGGCGCACTCCATCGCGCTTTGGGCGTCCCCCAAGGCCGCAAGATCCCCGACAGTATGCTCGCGCAAGCCAAGCACTCCAAGAACACAGCTCCTTGATCTCTGTTGCCGACTTCGGATCACCGGCATCCTTGAGTTGGATAATGCGCTCGGACGCGAGTTTAATTTGGGCGTTTAACTCTGAGACAAATTTCCGGGTCCGGTTCCCCTCTGATGGTTCCTTGACGGTTACTGATGGTTCTGTATCCCGTTTTTGGGACAGCTTCACGGAAAAACGGGACTGCTTATCGGGAATTTTGGGACATCTTCCATCCGTTTTCGGAACTGTTCCGTTTTCGGTATAGTTCCGTTTTTGGGACAGCTTGTAAACGGGTATCGAGCAGGTGTGGCCGACTCGCTTTCCAGTGTCGGTTAGGACGCCCGAAGCGCAAAGCTTTCCCAAGCCAGAGATGATCGTCTTACGATCAAGTCCAGTCATCCGTGAAATCGTCTCAACGGACGGGTAAGCTTCGGATGATTCGTTCGCGTAATTCGCAAGACAAACGAGGATGAACTTGCAGGAGGAAGATTCGATGGTCTGGTCGAACGCCCAGTTGATGGCTTGAATACTCACACAATCCAATATCCCGACTCTCCCCCGGCACCCGGGATGACCCTCAAAGCGCGATGCTTCGAGAAAGACCCAGCGAGGGAGAATCGGAACATTGAATGGTTCGAGCAAGTCATCTTCGGTGCGCCCCGAGCCTCCCACAACCGTGCCTCGCCGTCAAGTGCTATCTCGCGCATTTGAAGTTTCTCTAATCCCATGCAACACTTGGCCCATGGAGAGACGACTTGCACTCGACAAAGGACGGCCCGTCGTCCCGGAGAAGCCGTGCCCATCCTGCAATGGATCGGGCATCCTGAACCCGCGCCTGTTCTGTGGCGCGCAGGCGTTCATTACGCTGTGCCCGAGCTGCCAGAGTTGGAGGGGTAAGGCTCTGCGTCCTTCCACCTTCCAAGCGTCCTAAGGAACGCTTCGGCGCGTTGGGCAGCGGTGGCCTGCCACGGAACCCAGCCGCAAATTTGCTCTAAGTGTCTTACGTAGGTGTAGCTTTCCTCACAGGGATGGCGAAGCGTCTTCTCCGCCTCGTGCATCGCGTTGAGGTCGTGGAGGTAGTCGGGAATGTTTCCTTCACGCCATAGAAACACCTCATTGCATTGGCGCTCGGTCAGATCGGCAACCTTCAATGTGTCAACATAATCCGGGACCAGCAACGGGTGATACATGGCCCGCATTGGTTTATCGGCCCACGGACCAGTTGCCGGTCGCCGATACCATTTCCACCCGCACGCCTCCGCAATCGCGATTCGTTGTTCTTGTTCGGTCATAGGTTTCATAGCGGGTTCATCGGCCGGCCGTTGGCGTTGTGCTCGTTCACGTCAGTGAGTCCACGCTCCCCGGTTAGTTCATCGGCCACTGTGCGCTTGGATTTCCTTTCAGACTTCGCCTTGGCGCGGTCGTAACGCTGCTGAATCTGGGGTGTCACATCGTTCGGGTTCAACCCCTCGCCCGTCCGGATCGCCTTCTCAATCATGCGCTGTTCGCGCTGCCATTTGGCCTGCTGGCGCTGGCGGATCATGTCCTGCATCATGTCTTGATACTTCTGGCCGTTGAGCATGAACCACCCGTCCTCGCGCTTCTCGATGCGCCTACCATCAAACTCCTGCGGCTCGATCCGCCGCTTATCCGGAGAACTGAGAATCTTCAACGCCTCCAACACCTCTTTCTCGGTCTTGTTCGCCTTCTTCCCGATCTGGTAGGCGCTTAACCGGACAACGTGATCCGGATCTTTGATTGCCATCATGGTGACGAAAACTTTGCACGTAGCGTCATCTTCGTCCTGCCACAACGACGACTCGACGATCATGCTCCACAAGGGTGTCCATTGGTTCATAGCAGTGTTACTTAAAGGCGCTCTTAAGCATCTCCTCCTTGTACCACTCCGGAAGTCCATGCGTCACTTTCCGACGCAACTGCGGCCACGCCCAGACCCATAGCTTCTCTTTTAGTTCCGCCTCGCATTCCTTTTGGATGTCCTCCGGAACCTCCTTCATCAACGCACCGATGTCCTTGGGTTCACCAGTCAGCACGCCGCGCTCCTTCAGGTGGATAACTGCCTTTCCCCACCGGGCGCTGGTGCCGTATTGGGACGCCAAAATCTGGATGATCTCCGAGTTTCCTTTGGTTTTGTGTTCGTCATTCCATGCCTTGGAATTGACCTCACGAAAAGACTCCGCCACAAACTTCCCCATCAGCACCTTCTTGTCTTTGCCGAATAATCCGTAATCGGCAGGCTTGATAACCACGCCCTCAATCTTCTGACCTCCCAGAACGGATTGGGTGTCCAGGAGCGCACGGAACTGGTTGACATCCTCGATCATTCCCTGGAACAGCACCGGCACGCACTCAAGGCCAAGTTCCTCCGCCACACCTGCCTTGAATTTCGGGCTCTCATAAACCTCCAACCCGGTGTTCACATCGAACAGGATGATGTGGTTCTTCGGGGCCCTGGCGTAAGTCAGCGCGTTGTGATGTGGGCCTGTGAGGTATTCACCCCGATAAACCCACCCCGGTTTCAACAGGTGCTTTATGGACGCCACCACATCCACCGCCTTCTTAAACATCCCTTCCGGAGCAACCACGTTGATCTGCGCGCCCTTGGACCTGAGTGAAATCTCACCCTCGCCACTTAGGCCGAAGCTCAGTTGGCTCCCGTCCACTTTCTCCTCCACGATCACCGGACTCTTGAGAAGCTCCGCAATCGCCGCGTGCCCCAAGTTGTAAATCGACGGGTATGAATTCAGCATCCCAAACACTTATCGGAAAACCTAAAACCGTCAACCATAATCTCGCGTTGACGACAGTTGACGTGAGTGGAACTACCGTGGACCTCTGTACCTGTACACGGGTGTCATCATTTCACGCCTCATTTCCAAGCGCCCCCGAATGCGTGTTTTTCGCCGGATCGCGCATCCCCCGGTGCCTACACCCTTACCCCGGTATATCGGCTCGTCACAGGATCAACTCCGCATGGAGGCATCGTGCATCACCTGCCTTTCCTAGGAGTGCAAACGAACGCGCTCCAGCACAACAACACAAACCACCTCGACCACTTCCGCTGCTCCCGAAGAACTTTCCGGAATGTCTCAACGCTCTGCAGTGTCATGGATTCAATGGGAGCATGAAACTTACCCACAAACCACAATCATTTATTCGAGGGGGATTCGCGACTACCCAAGAGAGTATCCCAGAATCCACAATATTTCTCAGAGGGGAGTCACGCGCAGCGGCTCGCCGCTAGGCAGCCGGGGTGCGCCGGCCGGGGGTGGGACGGTCACGCGAAAAAGGAATCTCTTACCCTCCGCCAGCCAGCGTACTTCGAGCACGAGTGAAAACGTGGACAATGGCCTGGAGGTGTGGACAGCGCGTTCGCACAATGTGTAATAGAACGCGTGCGCGCTCACTTTGGGGCACAACACCCAATGTTTACGCTGGCGGCGTGGACAACGGAGGCTGCGGTGTGGACACTGGCCCTGGTGGCTCCTGGGGCTGGACGATGGGGGAGGCGGAGGCACGAGGCTTGCGCTTGGGATCTGTGTCGCGCACTGGCGCTGGCGGGCCCTTCCCAAGCATCCGGAGCCTAAGCTCTTGGAGTTCCTTCCACGCTCGGGTGCACTGAGCACGGACACTTGCCTTAGTCTCCTCACACTGCACGTCTGCCATGAGAAGCTGCTGCATGGCAAGGAGTTGAGTCATTGCTCGGGCGCGTGTCGGATGGGTGTTTGCAGACTTCATGCGGCCAATGAACTACAAGGGAACTGTGCGTGAATGCAAGCAAACGTCAAGCTTGGGTGAATGCACCCAACGCTAGAACGCTCTAAACGCCTCCAGGAAGCATCGGACGTGCGTTTGGCTACCGTGAACAGGACAGCGCGGAAAACGTGGCGCTGCGTGGCGTATGGGCACGACAAAGCCCCGATTGGATGTCTCGGGGCTTTGTGGAAACCGGGGTGCGAATGTGGCTTGTTACCTTGGAGCTTGGGTCATTTCACCCACACTTCTGCAAGTAGCGTATTTAGTGAGGGTTGCGAGGCATAAAAAATCCCATGGCCCACTTGCTAGTCTTTTAGGATTTCGACCAAGGTATCACCTTTGCCGCGATTGACGCAGGTCCCGTCCTTGCGATCAATGAACAGACGGTCGAAATCTTCACGAGTGAAGTTTCTCACTGCCGCCCGGTTGGTGCTGCCGTATGGCTTAATCCTCACGCTGGCCTTGGTTTTGCGTGTTATCTCGTAAACCTGCATCGCTCTTAGCCTTCTCATTTCAGCTTTCCTTCCTTGTGTAGTTGTTCGTGGCGAAGGGCCGCAATTCGGCGTGCTTCCCTCATGGCTGAATCGCGCAACGCGCAAGTTAGGTGCGCTGTATTGGCGTCAATCTGCCCGAGCAACATCTTGATTTGGAAATGTGATCTAGCGCCTAGAATGCGCCTAAACATCTCGCGTGTGGCAATGCCATTTGGTTTCATCGCGCACCACCTTTCGCGTCCGAGAGGGCTTTGTGGGCATTGATTACCGCTTTCCCGTAATTGTTCGTATTGTATCCGCTGCGATTGATCCATTCCGCAGTGATCGGGTCGCACAAGAAAGCCATGCAATCATCGAGCGCGCTGACAAGCGCCTCGTGTGAGTTGACGGCGCGGACGATCAGTTCGGCGTTGGCATCGCGCTCGGTGGGCATAGTCATTTCCTCGTCCCGGTCCATTTTGGCAATTCCCGGGCCGACCGCGCCGTTGCCAATCTGCTGGTAGATCATGCCGTAAGCTACAACCCACGGCGTTGGTGTGTGTTCGATTTGGTTCGTTGTCATGCCTCACTGTTAGCGTATGGCGTGCCAATAGCAAGACAGCCTTGTTTATTGTGTTTCTCTGTTTTCCACTCCCGGAAACTGCCACACAATAAGACACGCTGCCTTGTAACAAGACAGTCTTGCTTTTGTTTGCCTTGTGTTCAATGCCTTGTGTAAGGTGAGTGTCTTGCAAGACAGTCTAGTTAACGATAACGGGTGTCCAGTTTTTAGGCAAGGCTGCATTGCTTGACTTGGGCATTAAGGCTGCTAGGCTGTGTGCTATGAGCAATAAATCCACAGCACCAAAGGCCGTGCGCCAATGGTATAGCGACATAGGCAAACGCGGTGTACAAGGCCGTTTTCGTGATCTAAACCCCGTCCAGCGCCAAGCCATTGCCCGAGCTGGAGGACTGGCGCGCCAGAAGAAACTCAGGGAAACGAAGCAAGGCACCCTGGCTGGCACCGATACTGCTAGCAATGGGGTATGCAAAACCAAACCTGGAAACGCCGAACCCTGACACCAGACCAACAAGCCAAGCGTGATGAACGTCGCGCCAAATTCCGCGTTCTGTGGAAAACGGTTGCCGATATGCCGGAACTACAGCGCATTCAAATCACGAATAAAATGGGCCTTATGACCGCTGATGGCCACGTCTTGAGTCTGGGCAACATGATGTTGATTGCCCTGCAATGCCCGAACGCTTCCGTTGTTGGTGGCTTTCGCCAATGGCAGAAGCACGGCCGGGCCGTCACCAAGGGCCAGCATGGAATGATGATCTGGGTGCCGTGTGGCGGGCGCAAGAATGACACCCCGCTGGACGGCAGCACCAGCAATTCAGCCGTGCCCGATGGCACACCGGAAGGCGATAACGATACCCGCTTCATTATCGGCACGGTGTTCGACATTTCGCAAACCCATGAGATCGAGACGGGCGCGCCTATTGAGCAACCGGCAGAAATGGCGATGGCGTAGACTTTTCCGCACAGTAACCACCAACAAACCACATGAACAAACTCCAGCAATTCATTCAAAGCCATTCGTTCCTTCGTGACACCGACCTGCCCGCGCTCATCGCCCTGGACCGGCTCTGCCAAGTGCTCGTCCGCTGCGGCGGGTGCCGCTTCACTTGCGCGGCTCAGGACGTGGCGCACCTCGTTAAGTGCGTGTCGGCCGGTGGTGATTACGTCCGCGACGTGAGCTTTCCTGTCGGTTCCTTCGAGCGCGCTGCATCTTGGCAGCCTGAGCCGACCTACACCGACGCTTGGACCCGTGCAGCGCAACAGCAACCCAAGTTCGTGAGGATCGAAGAGAAGCGCATCAACCCGAAAACCGGACGCATTGAATACCCTGGGATTTTCTTTGACGAATCGCAATGCGGCGGCGCGTTCGACGGAAACACCGTGACATCTGACGCGGACCCTGGCTTATGAGAAACACCGGCTTTCAATATATCCTGGCGGTCCACGGCAAGAGGCTGATCGACCACGGTGGAATGAATGCGCCAACCTACGAAGTGACGCCCGAGCCGCTTTGCTACGACAGCGGCAAAACTCGTGAGGATGCCATCCGCCGCTTCTGCCGGTCGGAGAATTACAACCGTTGGCGCATTCAGTATTGGGAATATTGCGAGAAAGACGGGACCACGATCATTTAACCTTTCGGTAAACCACTGACAAAACCACAAACCACACTAAAACCTATGGGAGACAGAGGAAACATCGCAGTATTGCAACACGGAGACTCAAAAGACGCACCGGAGCAAGTCTGGTTCTACACGCATTGGTCCGGCTCGGAAATCGAGCAGACACTTCGCACCGCATTGGCCCGCCGCCAACGCTGGTCCGATGAAAGCTACTTGGCGCGGATCATCTTTTGCGAGCTAGTTAAGGGCAGCGAAAACGAGGAAACCGGCTTTGGTATCTCGACCGGATTAAGCGACAACGAATATCCCATCCTGGTGTGTGATGTGCCCAACCAGCGCGTTTACTTCATCGACGAAGACGAGTTGGACGCGGGCAAGGTGCCCGATGGATGGCAACCTAAAACGAGTTGGACATTTGAGGCGTTTTTAACGGCTAAACCTGTCGCGGCCTAAACCCCTCCCGTCCGCCGTTCGCAGACGGCGGCAGGGATGCGTTAAGCGTCCGACAAAACCAAACTATGAACGAAACCAAACGCCAATACGCCGCGTGCAACGCCGCAACCAAGGCGCTCTTTGACGACTCCACCCCCGAGCGCCAGCACCTTATCGCCGTAACCGAGCCGCGCTCGCCGGCCGAGCAAACCGCCCTGGACGCTGCGCTATTCGAGCGCGCCCGGTGCGAGAAACTTGACTTGGCCATTCGGCGCGCCTTGATCCACCTAGGGCGCAAGGATCGGTTTGCGGCACAGCTGGAACTCCAGAACGCGCTGTTATGACCCCAGACCACCATAAGGACACCCAAAACCCGTCAGAATCGCTCCAGGGTGCCTCCGGCAAGCGCCGTTGGGCCTTCCTGTGGGAGTTTGCCATCGGGTTCCTTGCGGGTGCCGTGATCTTCGGGGGCGCGTTCGTCGCCCTCTGCGCGTTATGAACGGCCACCGCCAGGATCAAGTCGTTTTCAGTGGGCTAATCGTAATCGCCTGCCTCGCCGTTGGCCAGATCGTGTTCTGCGCCATGATGTTGTGGACAGTTTTGCATCCTTTGCCATGAAAACCGGAGTCAAGCTCACCATCAAGAGCGTCGAGGCCGCGCAAGCCGACCTGGAGCGCGCTGTCTCGGCTTTCGTCAAACGCGCTGAATGGCTGAACCCTTACAGCATTGCCGGACGCCAATATCGATCTACTGTGCGAGAGCTACGAAAGCCGTTGGTGGAACTTCACTTAGCCCGTCGCGCTCAAGCTCGAATAAAGCCATGACTACTGAACAGCACGCCCTCCTGTCTGCCGCCAATCTCCAGCTTAGGCTCGCCGCACTGCGTTACGCTCACGTTTTAAGAGAGTGCAACGACAGAGCCGAACTCAAAGCCGAGCACGACTTGAGCTTTGCAGCTAAGAGCTTTACGGAAACCGTTAACGGGATAGACCCCGCCTTGTGGTTGCCGCCATACGCTCGACCCCAAGCAATCCGCCCCTCTTGCGAGAAATGCGGCGAGGTGCTTCGGGGTGACGAAGACATCCGGATGGGTATCTGTGGCGCTTGCATGGACCTAGAGGCCGGACAATGACCCTCTCCGTATCCATCGCCACCGCCGCCTTGGTGCTCCGCTTCACGACACCCGGAGCAGGCTCATGGTACGTGTTCACTCTTGGCGACCGGGCGCAGATCGTTGCAGCGGGCCACGAAACCAACGCCTGCCATGTCGTGTTCACGCTGTCCGTGGGCGGGAGCATGGAGTTTTATCGGGGCGCTTTCTTTCCGGATTAGGGAGGAATCAGCGTCGATCAATGCACACCGAGAAAGGAAAGGAACTTATGCGCGGGACAAGGGACAGCGGTTGCACCCCGAAGCCCGCTAGTGAAGAACAAAACCCTTGACCGCGATGGGGGCGCGTGTCACGCTCTGGGTGTGCTGGTTAGCATCCAGTCAATGACATGAAACTCCTCCGAATTTTAAGAGCTTCAAGCGTCAAGGCCCTGTCGTGTGAAAGCGCGGCAGACCGGGACTTGTCACTCGGGATGCTAGACCTGGACGCAATTTGAAGGGCCGCTCCGTGACTGGAGCGGCGTTTCTTTTTCAGGCATTCAGCACCGCGATCACCCTCCAGAGATCGAGTTTGTCGGGCTGCGGGGTGGTTACATGCAGGGCGAGGGATAACCGCCGCCCTTAATAAATGACGAGCAACCGCCGAAGCATAAGCGGCGCGAGGCTCCGAAAGCGTGATCAGACCGCGAGAGAGTCAAGGCCGAGGCTGGGAGACCGCATGGGCCGGAAGATCACGAGCTGGAAACCACACGGACACCATAGGGTCGGTGATTTGGTCCTAGCAACTCTCTGCGCTTGCGGGGAGTTCGCGTTTCCAGCCGTTGTCCATGAATCAATGATTAAGTTCCTGAGGCCCGGGGGCTGGTTATTCCATTGCTTCCTTCACCGCAGAAACCCCCGAGGCGCAGCCATCCTCTCCGTTGGTAGGGGTGAAGCGGGCTTGGATGGCCGCTTTCAAAGCTTGTCGTTCGTCCACGGTGAGTTTGACTCGCATATCTTTCTTAAAGGCTCGCAGGTGAGTAAAGCGTTCTTCGCCTCCGAGGGCGACAATCAAACCCATGCGATCAATCCACGGCTCGCGCCAATCGAGAGAGGTTTTCCAATGGTTACGTTTCATCCTGGTGGGTTTGCTGGTGGAGTTAAAGGCGAAGGGGCACTTGGGCGCTTAGGCTTCCAAGTGTAGGCGTGCCTCCGCTCTTGTTTGTCGCTCTCTTCCCGCGTTGGTGGGGGCACGTAGCGCAGATTCTTGGCGGTTACGGTGAGCCTGGTGCAACAGCGTTCGCAAAGGTAGGTGGTGGTCGCAGCGGGCAGGTGATCGGGGGACACGGTGCGCCCGGTCATGGGCGCGTTGCAGGTGGGGCAGCGGGGTGGGGTGTTCATTCCTCCGTGGCCGCCTCCAGCGCCTCTTGCTCCAAGCGTTCCATGAGCGATTGCGGCAGATCGTCGAGCGGCAGGCTTATCCCCAGCACCGTCACGCTCGTAATCTCGACGCTCTCGGGCTCGTCGGGTTCGAGTGGTGGGCCTGCTCCGCGTATGCCGCCGAGTGAATCGCGGGCACCACGGCGAGCGCGTTGGTAATCGAAAGTGATTTCGGCATCGAGGTCGATGGATGTGGTGATGGTCATTTTAGTTTTGCTGTTAGCTCGTTCAGTTGGATCTTGATAAACTCCGCAATATGGTTGTTGATCGTGGTTTTTACGGTGTTAGCGGCGGCGGTTATGTCATCCTGAATCTTGGACTTCACAGCAGCGTCAACTATGCGGATCACGCGGCGATTCTTCGGGTCTCGCGTGTGCCACGAGTCTTTCGTTGGCCGACCTTCGCCGTCCACATATTCAGTGAAGACTTCGTTTACTTTTTCAGCGATAAACTCCTTTAGTGTTCGATCTGGACGCTTTGCCTCTCCGTAAGCGTTGGTACAAGGGAACATAATCTCTTCGAGGCCACCTTGGACGACTCGAAGAATTTCATCGTCGATGGCTTGGTTTACACGTTTGAGAATAAGCTCTGATGCTTTATTGCGAATGGTGCTTGCGATCTCGTGGTCATGGTCGGTTAGGGTTTCAACAAGTGACGCCACCGCTTGTTCCGTGACGGCTTGTTCGATTTTGGTTTGGTCTATGTTCATGGTGTTTCCTCGTCTTCGGAGGCTTCAATTTGATCGGGCGTGATGGGTATCCCAGTGGATTTAACGGTGGGACGGGATAAAGCTTGGATGCGGATTTCCAGCAGTTTGATTTGGGTTTTGAGCACGAGCGTGTCCTGTTTGTATGCGGCGACCAGTCTTTCGGCGCGGAGAGCGCGCTGTCGCCATTGGTGAGTGCTCCAGGCGAAAGGCAATGCGCAGATGAACACGAGCCACGGGGCGAGGTCGCGCAGGAGTTTCATGGCAGCATGTGAAGAACATCGGAGTTCGTGGCGTCATCGAGTAACCAGAGTCCTTGATGCCCCTTAATTGGCACAGGCTGTTTGAGCTTGCGGCAGTTTTGAGTCAGCCATATCCATCGGCCCGGAGTGTAGTCTCCAAGCTCACGTTCTTCGCTCGCCAAAGGAAGTGCATTCGGGCCGTGGAACAAGTCGCTTGGAACGCACTCGCTTACTTCCACAACGCAGAGAGCGAAGCCGTACGGCAATTTAAGAGCTTCGTCGTAATCTCCTCCGACTTCTTCGGGGGTAGGTTTCCGTTTAGCTGAACAGATCACGAGATCCCCTCGGTGTCCTAGAAACCAGGATCGCGTTTCGTTTCTTTTTATGCCACTTGCCATGGCTGAAGCCCACGGTTGCCAGAGGGATATGGTGCGAAGGTTTGGTTTGGTCATGCGGGCACTGTGCGCGTTATTTTCTTGTGTGTCAAGAAAAACGGAAAAAGTACTTGCACTATTTCTTGGGAGATGCCAAAGTCCGTCCATGCCAGCGAAGATTCAGGATAACGAACGAAAGAAACTGATCAAACAAAACGTGCGCCTCCCGCTGGACGTTGTGATCTGGATGGGGGCCGAGAAATACCGGAGCGGAGCCTCGAAGGAGGAGCTTGTCTTGAAGGCTTTGCTGGAGAAGTACCCCATCCGAACGAAGTAAACCCAACCAACCCCCAAAAACATGAACAAAAACATATTCCGGCAGGGTGACATTCTCATCGTGCCGATAGCGGAAATCCCAACCGCGGCCAAACGCGCTAAAGCCAAACATCGTCGCTTGGTGTTGGCCGAGGGAGAAGTTACAGGCCACAATCACACCATAGCTGATCGTCCCAGTGTGGACCTCCTTGAAGTACCATCGCAGGACGAATTGTTCTTGCTTGTGAAGGAAGGAAACGCGCTCTTGGAGCATCAGGAACACGCAACCATCACGATCCCACCGGGCGCTTACCGCATCGTGCGCCAACGAGAATATGATCCAGCAGGTGAACGCCGTGTTGCGGACTAGCCATGATTACCAAATTAACCAAAGCACAAGAGGAGCGGTTTCCTGAGTTTGTGCATCGTTGGAAATCGGTCGGCCTTTGCACCGCTCCAGCAGAGCGATCGAAGGCTGAATCGGGTATTGTCGCTGCGTATGCAGCCGCCGATCTACCGATTCCAAAAATCGTGTGGTGCGGTTCGCCGCTATCCCAAGGGTTGACGCGGGCAATCCTATTGGAAGCCAAATTCGGGGACAGCGTTCGGGACAGCGTTCGGGCCAGCGTTCGGGACAGCGTTGGGGCCAGCGTCGGGGCCAGCGTTGGGGCCAGCGTTCGGGACAGCGTTGGGGCCAGCGTTCGGGACAGCGTTCGGGACAGCGTTGGGGGCAGCGTTTGGGCCAGCGTTTGGGACAGCGTTGGGGACAGCGTTTGGGCCAGCGTTCGGGACAGCGTTGGGGACAGCGTTTGGGCCAGCGTTGGGGACAGCGTTGGGGCCAGCGTTCGGGACAGCGTTCGGGACAGCGTTGGGGACAGCGTTCGGGCCAGCGTTCGGGCCAGCGTTGGGGACAGCGTTCGGGCCAGCGTTGGGGACAGCGTTTGGGCCAGCGTTTGGGACAGCGTTCGGGACAGCGTTGGGGACAGCGTTTGGGCCAGCGTTGGGGCCAGCGTTTGGGACAGCGTTCGGGACAGCGTATACGGGCAACACGATGCGAACTGGATTGGGTTCTATGCTTTTTTT